AAAATATATATATTACCATTAAATAAATAATAAAAGGAGACCAACAACAATGATGTTACAACAATACTTACAACAAAGACAACAACAATTACAATACCAGTTAGAAAGAAAAGCAGAAATACAAAAAGAATACCAAACAACACAACAACAAATAAAACAATTAGAAGAACATCTAATAGCAATAGCAACTATATATAACGAAATAAACGAAGAAAGCATTAGACAAGAACTTGCAACAATAGAAGATTTACAAAAATCTACGGCTAAAAAGGAGAAATAATAATGTTTTTAACGGATTTAACGGAAAATGAACTTCATATTGTAATTTATAAACTTATAGAAAAGTATGTAAAAGAGTATATGAGAAACCCTCTTAACGTGCAAAATGTAGGTAAATTACATAGAGAATATAAAGAAGAACAGAAAGAAAGACAGTTGCACGACCTCGAAGATACTTCTATTAAAGAATTTACTTTTGAAGACTGGTTCAAATATAAGGTCGAAAAAGCCGTAACTGACAGTATTCTGCGTTAATTTTAATACAAATTTTTGTATAATTATAAATAAAATTGTATAATTATAACCAGGTGTGTTGTATATAGTGAAAATATAACTTTTGAAAAATTTTATACAATTTTTATACAAATTTACAATATTCATTAAACACAAAGTATAATATAGATGTAAACAAGGAAAAGTAACAGATGGACATACTTATAAACATATCTCCAAACACTGCTTATAAGGTAATATGTAAAGGTGCTGATGCTGTACTACTTCGTAAAATATTGCCAGTAGTACATACCGAACAAGATAGGGTATTTATATATGTAGGGAAAACAAAACAAAGTGTAATGCAAGTACCTAAACAATATAGACCTTTGATACGCAAATTTATGGGTAGAGTGATAGGGGTAGTAAAGCCTATAAAAGTAGAGCAAGTGTATAAGTCTGATTTCACTGGCGAAAATTTATTACAAGACAAGTTACAAATAACCGATGACGAATGCAGTGCTTTTATGCAGGAAAAACAACGGTCATCTATATTATACTTTAATAATAATGAATTAGAAATTTTCAAGCCTATATTGTTAGATGAATTTTATAGAATCGCAATGCAAAACAGGCAATATTTCTTAACTGAATTAAAGACAGTAATGAGTTGGGAGTATGTAGTGAGAAAATGAAACAGTATAAAATTGACGGCAGTAAAATTATAACAGTTGTTTATAATGATATATTTCCCTATATCATATTAGATGAGAATAAATGTATTCTTAAACTAATTAAAACAAAACACGAATTTGATTCCTATATAAAAGAACATAAAGGAGAAATATTTATAGATGTTAGAGAAGAATAAATTAAGAGATTTCAATATTAAAGAATTAACATTATTGCATAATTTAGAGAAAAACTTATTAACTGCGGACAGTGTAGATATTTATATTGATGTTACTTGTTGCGACGAAAATAAACTTTGTAAAGCGATTAAAGATATGGGTTACAATATAACACAAGACAAGTCTAAATTCGATTGTAACCATATTTATATCGTTAGTATTTAATACTTTATATTATATATATATTATATTATGTCAGCATTTCAAAGAGTTAAAGAAGAATTGTTACAATTACAGGAAAAAATATCTAAATTAGAAAGTTTTATGCACACGGCAAAATATGAAAGTTTAGATAAAGATATGCGGTATTATATGTACCGACAATTATTAGCAATGAGAGATTATGAAAGATGCTTAAAGGCAAGAATTCTCTTATGGCGAACAGAGGATTTAGAAGATGGAGAAAATTACCAGTGCAGTAAATGCAATAATAATACTTTCTATATTAAGAACTTTACCGACGAAGATGGCGTATTAAAAAGAATAGGTCTTTATTGTAGTAAATGCAATACGTGGAAGAAATGGGTTACGGTGGCAGAAGCCGCTAATTATCCTTCCGTCGGTTCAGAAGTAGAAGAAAAATTACCAGAAATTCTCATTATTAACGGGGTTAAATATAAGAAAGTTAGATAAATAATTTAATCTAATCTAACATATATTTTAATTAGGACAGTACATTGCAACTGTTTTTGAATATCCTTATATATAGATATATACAAGGAAAATAATTTTAATTAAAATTGCCCACAAAATATACAATAATAATATATTTAATTTACGAGGCGAAAGAAACAGACAATGAAGTCCTTATTATGCAATAAATCTGAGAAACCAAAAAAGTGCAAAGATTGTCAATTTTATAGATATCACTTAGATGATACAATGACCCCATCAGTTATTTGTATTGTAAATAACGCTATTAAATTTGATTTAACTGAATTATATAAAGTATGTCCTTTAATCGGCATAGATAAAAAATCTATAGAAAGGGGGTTGCAACGTTGAAAATAGTAAAAGGGTTATTTACAACTTTATTTATAATAGCGTTTATAATAACATTATTATTAAGTATATACTTTTTAACTCACGGCGGAGTAGAAGTTATACAATCGGCAATAAAAGAATACGGCTTTTTTGACGCGATATTAGAATTCTTTAAGAAATTATTTACAAAAATCGCATAATCGTAAGTAATATGATAGTGTACATAAACCTCAAAAGGAGCATATTATGGAACTTACGAATAAACAAGAACAAGTAGTATTTAATTCAATTAAATTAAATTGTCAACAATGTCTTAAACTTTCATCTGGAATTTGCCGTGGTGAAGGGTGTGAATTATTTGCATTAAAGCAAACACTCGACGATAAAATCAACGGCGAAGAAAAGAGGAGAGTAGAAACAATAAATAAACTCTCAAATAAATTAAATTCACAAAGAATAAAATTAAACAATTTGAGAAAAGAAAAAGAACAACTTGTACAACAAAGAAAATCAATATCTGAACTTATAAACAGATATTCAACTCAAATATATAACGCAGAAAAGAGTTATACAACAACTCAAAAAGAATTAGAAGCAATTAAGTACGGTAAACCTATTACAACAACAGTGCGTAAAAATAAACGCTCTAAATCTATAAATACACCAGAAGACCTTTATAATAAAATTATTGAATTAAAAAACGAATTAAGAAATACTAATAATCAAATGGAAAAGGTACGACTTTATAAGAGAATTTGGTATTATAACTCAAAACTCAAAGAAATTCAAAAATCAAATTTACAAAATAATCACTAATTATAGTATAATAAATTGTAAAGGAACTTTCAAAATAAAATAGCCAACAATGGTCGGGCAGGTAAAACCAAGTTAAACATAATGCAATCATAAATAAACTCCAAGGTTGATTTTGTACTGGTATGTCCTAAAACAACGATAAAAGATACACAAGATAAACACATTGGTAAAAAGACCATAAACACCTGCCCACCAATGTGTTTTAATTAAAAAACAAATGATAGACGATAAACCGGTTATTGTAACAGACAAACAAAAGATAAAAGAAATCAAAGAAGCACTAAAAACTTCTAAATGTACATTTACAATTGAATCAGCAGAAAAAGACAAATTTCCTGAAAATGCAAAAGAAATTTGGTTTAACCAAAATAAAGCACAAAAGAAGAAATAATTATGCGAGAGTGGCGGAATAGGAATACGCAAAGGTCTTAAAAACCTTGGAGGCAAAACTCGTGTGGGTTCAAGTCCCACCTTTCGCACCACGGTAAATATTAAAAGAGTTTTGGATTGCGGCAAATGCCGCCGCCCGGGAAGAATAGGGCGAGTGGAATGATTCTTTTTAATATTTTACTATTAAAAAATCGCGTGTGCTGAAATAAAGCAAGGGTTATTAACTAATTCGCGGTAAGTTAATTGTAACAAGATACTCAAAGTACAAGAGTATGGTAGTAGTTTGGAAGCGGTTCTACTACAACATTTTTAACAGGGCTACTTAGAAAACGAACGAGGGAAATATCGTGTCCGAAGTAAATTTAGCCCTACTTTATCGGGGTGTAGCGCAGTTTGGTAGCGCGTATGGCCTGGGACCATAAGGTTAGAAGTTCGAATCTTCTCACTCCGACCAAAACAAAAATATATGGACCTTTAGCACAGTTGGTTAGTGCGTTCGGCTCATAACCGAATGGTCCTTGGTTCGAGTCCAAGAAGGTCCACCAGGTATTCGTTTTGTAGGTTTGCTGTTACCGCTGTAATACAGTAATGAGAGAAAGATACGCGTTAAATATCTCATATCAAATCTACATATGCAGAAGTAGCACAATGGCAGTGCAATTGATTTGTAATCAATAGGTTGTCGGTCCAACTCCGACCTTCTGCTCCAGCATAATGGCGTATAGTGTAATGGTCAGCACAATGGACTTTGACTCCGTTAGTAATAGTTCAAATCTATTTACGCCTGCCACAAGTGGTTGCATATCTCCACTAAATATAAGGTATGCTGACGCCAGTGAAAGTGCTGTAAAAACTCCTGCTTGGGTAAATGTTGGAGGACGTGGTTGATTTTACCCTACACCACACAAATCGGGTTAAGTCGATATTTACGTTGGGGTGTCTCGTTCCCAAAACTCTTTTTAGAGATTACGACTATTCGAGGCTGACTGTCGAACAAAGATTCGTCCAAAGCTCGAGATACGGCAAGAGGAGCAATGAAGGTGAGTGGCCTATTCCTTCTAAATAATACTTTACTTATCAGCTCCATATCATAATCGTTCATTGATTTAACTCCGGGAGAAACAGCCAGTAGAAATATTGGCTGTTTTTTCTTTTACAAAATTGCTATAAAATATAGTATAATTTATTGTAAAGGATATACGAAATTGTATATAATAAAATAAACTAAATAAAAGTGAGGTAAGCGTAATGTTTTATAACATTCTAAAGCGTGAGAACAATGTTCTTGTATTAACTAAAATTCCATCAGACAAAAATTTTAACGAACTTAAATACAGTTATTCCAGAATCCCTATGTCAGATACTGATACTGAAAATCTTTTGAAATGGCTTAAAGACAAAGGGGAAGAGGATATTGTATTTAATTTTATGAAAAACGGTAAAACCGAAATCGACCCTAAGAAATATCCAGAAGTTTTACAATCATTTTTTAAGAAAATAGCAATAGCAAAAGAAAACGGGAATTATGAAGATGTTCCTAATAAAGTATTAGATTCTGATATCCCTGGTACTTCTGCATTGTTACGCAATAAAGATAAAACAGTTATTAAAATTGTAAGAAGAAGTGACGATAAAACTAAACTGAATAAAGTCTGTATTTCAAATGCGATAAGGGAAAACTTTTTCCGCGACGCAAAAGCACTACACGGCAGACCTGTAAGTGGTAATTATTGTATTTACATTGAAGACGGAGAAGCGTTTTATTACTGGAATAATCTTATGGATAATATTTATTATAACCTTTATAATAAAGTCACTTCTAATAAAGATTTGAAGGCACAAATAACCGATGGCGTATTTATGTGCGAAATGGATAGTAGATTATCTTTACCACAAGCACGAAATTATAAAATGTGCGGCGGGTGTAAAAATTGTACTAAATGCTGGAATAAACAAAATAAAGAATATCTAAATAAAAACTTCGGTACAAATTATTAAGGGGATAATAATTATGCAGAGAGATGTATTGAATGACGACTTTAACGGATTTACTCACAAATATAAATATAACGCTGTATTAAAAGATGTTAAGATTTGTGCTCACAATTATTATAACCGACTTCACCCTTATCAGGCGAGCGTAATGAAGATAAATAAACTTATCAAAGAAGTAATGGAAGAAACAGGACTTGATGAATTAGACAGTGCTGAAATATTAAGAAGACGACTCAGATTTCAATACAGAGATGCATTAGAAGACGGGAGGATAAAAGAATGATTATAACAAGAAAAGTAGCGTGTTTAGGTACAATAGATGATTTCAAGAGATTTACAAATTCATATAATCTTGGAGTATCTTATATAGGAAAACCCAAAGCAATGGATATTAACGGCACTTGTTATTATCTTATAAATAACGATACTGATTTTGAGAATACTAAGTTCGATGGGTATTGTATAATAAATGAAGAATGGAAAAGGATAATTAACTTATATAATATAGTTGATAATAGGACAATATAAGGAGTACAAAAATGACTGAAAAAGAAGCGATTGAAGAAGCCAAAAACGTTCTTGTTTCTATGTTCGGGGCGGTTGTGCCTGCACTCGAAGAACGCGATGATGACCCGACGTGTGATGCTGCTGACGATTATACAATAGGTTTTGCTACTTATTTAATGCAGAAACGGTGCGATGAAGTCGATAGACTGCAATCTGAAATCAAACAGCTTGAAAAAGAAAACAAGCAACTAAAAACCGAGTGTACCTTACTTGATGACGAACTGCGTATTGCAAGGCAGGGAACAATTGATGTATTGAATAAGTTGAAAGAGAAATTCAAAGGTTATGAAGCGTGGTATTACGACGGAATAGAAGAAAGTTATCACGATTTGGAAGAAGAAATCAATGAATTTATAAAGGAGTTGATTAGCAATGACAAAGGTAAGAGTTGAAATTGAAGTACCAGAAAATTGTAAAGATTGTATGATGTTCTATGGTGAAGACAGATACTGTGACCTATTTGATTGTTTTATAACGTATGATGAAGACGCTGACAATTTCAATCGTTGTGATAAATGTAAACAAGCGGAGGTAGAAAATGACACTTAAAGAATTATTGATACAATACGGATACACGACTGACCCCGTTAAGGAAGCAGACATTATAGAAAAGTGGTTTGTTGAGAACGACTTTGAAGATTTAGGACTATCTATGATTGCTCGCTTGTCGGCGAAGAAAATCAAGAAATTACAAGATAAGTTGTCGTTCGCACAGTCGTGGATTCCAAACAAAATTGATATGAACGTGAACAAAGAGTTTGCTAACGATAAGACAACTGCTGATATGTTAAATAAAATTACAACATATTGTATGCTTTCTATGCCGTTACCAGACAGTGTTCTTGATTGGGCAAAAGAAAATATTCCTAACATAAACGTGCCAAAATTCTTTTTTATGCCGACAGTAAAATATCTTAGAAAAAGATATAATATAGAGTTTAAGGATAAACCAGAATGGGATTTTTAGGAGAACAAACCTATTTGAGCAGGAGAATAAAATGGGATACAGACATTATTTTTATTTGGTTAAAAAATCGGATATAGAAAAATGCAACAATATAAGTCTTAGCGAATTAAAACGACAGTATGGGGACACTGATAGTGGTTATATAGATTTCGATGAAATTTTTTCACGGACCGAAATATTTGAATTCGGCAAGTTATATTATGAAGATACCGCCGAAAGAATATACAACACCGGCAAACCATTATTTGGCGACAAAGATTGCCAGGAATATTTTGAAGATTATTACCCTTTCGTTGTCGGTAAAGAAGGGTTGTTAGAAGCAATTAAGATATATAAGGAAAAGGCCATAAGTGCTTATCAATCGCTTTTAGGGGACGGACAAGAGGTGCAGTACCCATTGGGTATAACTATGACCGAGGATATATCTGAACACGATAAAATGAAGCAATTTGTAGAGGGTAGACTTTACTGGCTACAAAATCAGTTTGAAAATATAGATGAGTCAAACAAATATAAGGTGTCCAAAAGTTATATATACGAACACGCAATCTTTAATTTAATTCATTTACTAAAAGTTATTGATTGGGATAACGAAACTATTTTATTTTATGGGTGGTAATAAATGAAAACGATTTACGCAATAGATTATTTAGATAAATTTTTCACAGTAGAAATTCCTGTTATGTCTGAAAATGATACTATGTATTTCTTAGATTATGACAGACTAACATACGAACAAAAGTATGCAACGGATTGGAATATAGTGTTAGATAAAGATAAAGAAGGAACTTATAACTGGACAACAGACAAAGATAATTTTAATCAATTAAAAGAAAATTTTGTTAAAAATAGAATATCACAGTTACAAGAAGATGTAAATTATGCAAATTCGGTATTAAATACCGCTGTTGCAAGTGCATATGAATTAGGTGTTAACTGATGAATAATTTATCTAATATAGGTATGTTATATATTGTTATATACATATTATACTCTCTTGGCTTTATATTAACGGTAACCGGTGCTTTACTAAATGAAGCAATATCGTTCGGGTGTGGTATAATATGTACTATGGTAAGTATATTTTATTTGCTGTTCGGTATCTTTTCGGCGAGTGAAAAATGAAAAAGAAATTAGAAGAATTTACATTAAGACAATTAAAAGATTTATGTGAAGAACAAAAGGATTGTGAAACCTGTCCTATTGGCAAAGTAACAAAAGTATTTTGCGAAATATTAAAATCAGATTTATCAAATGAAATAGAATTTGGAGTAGTTGTAAAACCTACATATTACTTAAACAACATAACAACAGTTATAAATAACAGAATACCTAATATAGAAGTTGTTAAATATAAAGATCTGTATATCACCGGGGGCGAAAGGGATAAAGTATCATTATTCTTCACTGTTCGCCCTGGACAAAGATACGCATATATTCCTCGTATAACATTTAAGGTAGAATATACTTATTATAAAAGTAATTTTAATATCGACCTTGTAACTTGGAATAGTTTAAGTGATATATATTTAATAGTATATTCTGATAGGAGAAGAAAATGAAAAAGTATAATTATCACGACACAACAGAAGAATATCTTATAGGTGTTCTTAATCATTTTGCTCAAATGGGTTATCGAATATTAACCGTAATACCTGAAATATATAAAGGAACTCAAATATATAAAATAATATATGAGGAAGAGACATAATGACGGTAGATTATATTATTCACATATTAACAGTTACTAAGGATACATTAGAGGCGTATAAAAAAGCAAAAGGTGAAGAAAAATTACGACTTGCTGAAAAACTACGACCTCTTTTACTTTATGTTTCAAAAAATTTATCAGAATTTTCAAATAAATTTTATAATTAACCCCTTAAAATAGTTTACAAAATTAAAAAAATAATATATAATATAATTGTAAATAAGGAAAGGGCAATACCCAAAGGAGTTAAAAATGATTGGTTATGTTGAGAAAAATGTAAACCCAAAAGGTAGAAAAACAGGTGACTGTTCAACAAGGGCGTTGGTTGGAACGCTTGGGATAACATACGACGAAGCATTAAAGTTACAAACAGAAATTTCGTTGAAAACCTATTACGACTCGACAAGTAAACAAGTTATGGAAAAAGTACTTGAAAAATTCGGGTATGTAAAAAGACCTCAACCACGTAAGGCTGATAATAAAAAATACACAGTTTCAGAAATGGACAAGATTTTAAGTAAAAAGGAAATGGAAGAAGGTGTTCTTGTAACGGTAGCAAATCACCATACTTGCATTACAAAAGGTCATATCCAAGATATATGGGATTGTGGTGATAAATCTGTTGGCAATTATTACGTGAAGAAATAAAGGAGTTAAGAAAATGACAAGACAAGAAATGATTCAACTGTTAAAAATGGTAAAAACTGCAATCGCTGAAGATGTGAATAACGAGTTAGCAGGACATTCAATAGAGAAAGCATATTTTGCTATTGAAGGCGTAATCGAAACGCTGGAAGAAGGCGAAGAATAAATTGAACTATGAAATCTTTATACTTACAAGAATTTATGGTAGATAATAATTGTACACTGTGTGAAGCGATAAATTCGTACACACAAGTGTGCAAAAACCTATCTACATATTTATCTACAATGTTAAACAAATCAGTCGTTATAATGCCGGTATTTAAGAAATTAGATAAAGGAATAGTTGTAGGGGCACAGCATTGGCAAGACGGCATAATGATAAAAGAGTATTTCCATTATGACTTCTGTAAAGAAGCAATGGAAGAAGAAATATATAAATTCATACAGGAGAACAAATAAAATGAAATTAGCAGACAGACAAGCAAAATTAGACGCCCACAAATGGGAAATGAGCCAAAAAGCAGGACACGACACTTGCGGAGAATATGATTTCTGTGCATATTGTAAAGGTGAAGAAGAATTCCCTTGTGCAAGGGCGTATGACAGATTCGACAGAGAATTAAGGTCGACTTCTGCGTACAGAAAAGACAAGAAAAAGAAATAATATTTAATCTATAATAATCTTTATATAATAATTTTGTAAAAAGGAAATACTATGATACAATATACGAGCAGAGTAGAAACATATACTAACTTCGGCGAGGATATAAAAAGAAATTGTGAACATCTTATAAAACTCGCTGAACAAGTAGATTTAGTACTAAATACATATTCAACTGATGTACAAGATATAGACGCACAAAATCAAGCACATCAAATGTATTTAGCATTAAATCACGAAGTAAAAGAACTCGCAACTATATTAAATAGTATAAATGATGAAAATGGTCGACTTGATAGACTTTCAAATACATTACGACAAAGGGAAGGGCAATGAAAACTTATAAGATAACCAGAGGTAATAAACAATATGTAATAAAAGCAAAAGATACTTATTCTGCTGTTGCTAAATTACAGACTTTTTTGAAAGACAGTGAACCTATAGAAGATGATAGGTTATCCCCTATGACTTACAAAAAGTTAAAGGAAATGGGTTACAATTCAGACAAATGGAAAAATCTTACACAAGAAGAAGCAAACAAAATAGTTGCTAAATCTGAAACAAGTGCTAAACTCAAAACTGAAACGCCTAAGCAAGAAACTAAACAATCAAAAAATAATTCAGGTGCTGTTAAAAGTGAACTCGGTAACACTATAAGTCCTGAGTTAGTTAAAAAATATCCTAATTTGCATAAAGACTTAGGTAAATTAGCGTCAGCGAATAGTAGAGTTCGTGAATTATCTAATTCAAATAATGGAAAAGATAAAGAAAAAGCATACGCATTGAGTGATAAGATTGCGGCTTATTTAGATAAACATTATCCGGATACATTAGGGGATGATTTAGGTGCGGATTCACTTTTAGATACTATTGGTGACGAAGATAGGTTTGAAGAAGCATTTTTGGATATCCTTGAAAATGGTAAACCTGAATATGCACCAGAAGAAACAGAATCTGCTAAATCAGAGGAAGGCCCAAGCAAAGAACTTCAAGAACTTATTGCTAATAAACCTGATACTTTAGAATCTGCAACTGAACAAGGTAATAAGTTATGGGAACAAATAAATAAAGATATTGCAAAACGCGGTTCAAACATTGTTAAAGCAAGTGATGGCAGTAATTATACATTTGATATAACTGATGGTTCAAGTTATTCAAAAGCGTATAAAGCGGCATTGGCGGGTGCACCTGTATCAGTAAATGGGCGTGAAGCAGAAATTGAAAATCTTTCAACTGATGGGTATTTAAGAGCGTGTGCAACACGAAAAGAACAATCAGTTAAACAAATGATAGAAGACCACATAGATGAAAATTATTATAAATTAGTTAAAGAATTAGGTAAATCTAAAACTATAAATGAACCTATAATATTAGACTTCTCGTCATCCCAACAAGAAGGTATTCACAGAGCATTGGCTCTTAAAAAATTAGGTGTAGAAACTATTCCTACCTTAGTGGTATCAAATAAACAAGTACCAAAAGAACAAAAAGATAAATATTTATCATTCTAATAAAGGTAAACATTTATCAAATACAAAATAAAATATATATTGATTCCTTTGATTTAATACAATATATTTGTATAACTAATCAAAGGAATTTTTTTATGCCAACGACAATAAATTTAAGAGAAGCCAAAATGTGGCAAATGAAAAAGTCGTTATATGCTTTCTTATGTGAAATGTGGGACGCATATGAAACGGCTCAGTATAGTGATATTTGGCTTATGGAATATCTATGTGAGTGCTTCCAGTATTCTGTGAAGCATTTTTTGCCGAATTATGTTTGGCGAGATTGGATAACAGACGACGAATATAACTATATAAAAGAAAAATCTCACGGGGAATGCCCTGTTAGGGATAAACTTATAAATGGCGAACACGTTCATAACCACGATTGGAATATGCCACCTCGTCATTCAAAAAGTTCTATATTAAATATTTGTGGACCTGTTTGGTTAGGACTTAACTCACCTATATCAGTTGCAAGTGTATCTCATACAGAACGCTTGTCAACAGAAATGAATACTAAACGCCAAAAATTATTGGAAAGTGATAAATTTAAGTATTATTTCACAGACAGTGCATATAGACTTAAAAATTCAACTGCTTCAATGATTAGACTTAACAGCGGGTCAACATTTTATTCGGTGTGTCAATCATCTTTCACAGGTTTTGGTGCTGATGTTATTATCGCGGACGACTTAACTTCTGCTGATAATGCAAGAAAAGACGGACAAGTATTAAGAAATAGTATAGACTTTTTTAGAAAAACACTTCCAACTCGACTTAACACAAAGAAAACAGGTGTAATATGGCATATAGAACAGAGGATTGCACGAGGCGATGTAAGTGGTTATATACAAGAAGACAAAGATTTATCACAAGTATATAGTCATACAGAAATACAAGCAATAGCAACTGACGATAGAGTTTTAATATATCCGTGTAGTGGAAAAGTTAAAATAATTAAAAAAGGTGAAAAATTATGGCCTGAAAGATTTGGAGATTATTCTACTGCTAAAATGGAAATGGGTATAGACGAATTTAATACTCAATATCAACAGGACGCAGGGGCGAGTGCAAGTAACATTGTTAAAGAACAATATATACATTATATAAGTGAAGAAGAATTTAGACGGGATTATAAACCTATGGCAGAATTCCATTATGGTTCACACGACTGCCCGGTAAAGGATAAAGAAATAAATGACTACCACGGATTCGCAGAAGGATATGGTAGAGGTAATGAATTAGTAATATGCGAAGCGTGGCAAGAACATTTAGGGTATATAAAAGAAAAAGAACTATTAGTAAGTCTTGAAAATATAGACCCTGCTATAATACAAATAGTTGAAGATAAAGCAAACGGTGGCGCATTATTACAAGATTTATCTTCTCAACTTGCCGGCTTGGCTCCTTTTAATCCCGGCACAGACAGCAAATCTCAACGGTTGTCAATAGCATCAACATATATGCAAAATGGAGCGGTAAGGTTTGTTAAATCCGATAAAACCTCAGAAGCAATAAGTAGTTTATTAAAATTTCCATTTTTAGTTCACGACGACGTTGTAGATGCTATAAGTCAAATGATTATATACCATTTCACAAGTAGACGAATGGGTATATACACAAATAGTTTTACCTATCAAAATATAATACCAGATAGTGTTAGAGATAATTCACAATATTTGGACTACGGTGCAACTATTAACGGGGATACGATAAAGGTACTTGGTATAAATAGAATGTTTGATAGAGACGAATATGTTGTCGAAAAAGAATATATATTTATCGGTATAAATAAATTTGAACAGTGGGCAAAAGAATTAAGAGGAAATTTATTATTAGATTGTAGTTATGAAAATAGATTATTTAACTTAGTTGATAAAAATTCTGTATTTATGACTAAATTTAATGACACAGATACGGACAAATCTTTTCAACTTGTTAAATCTGGTTTTTATAATAACAAAATTAAAATATGTAATAGTTGTTCACAAACAAAAAACGACATTGCTAAATTAAGAATAACCGAATCATCTCGCCGTAAAGGCACAGATGTACAAGAAACATTAGATGAAGGAATGGCAGGTTGCGTAAGAGGTTTAGTAACGTATTTCAAAGGTATTGGTGGGCAGTGGTACTAAAAAAATATAAATTATAACAAAATTTAATAAAATAGTTATGTAATTAAAAATAAGAGGTATATAATGAGCAAATATATTATTAGAAATGGAATACCCATTAGGATTGAGGACAGTATTAACTTTGAAGCCTTAGATTATATAAGGCAAGAAAAAAAGTTATCTGATACTAAACAAGTTAAAGATACAAGTAAGGTAAAAGATGAATTATCTGAAAAAGATTCTAAAGAACTTGGTATTCGAGATATGATTGCTTTTACTCAACAAAGAATTAGAAATTTAATAAATGATGAGTATGAAGCAATAGACGGTTATACTTCCGCTATCACCGAATTTATGCGAAATTATAAAGAAACTAATGATGAATTATATAATCAATTAGCAATGGTATTAGCGGATATAAAGAAAGAAGAATTTCCTCACGTCGGTGAATTAAATAAATGTTTAAGTTTAATTGATGAAGAGGAAGGTAAATTATTTAATAAAGGCGTCAGAGAAGCGAAAAAGACAGTAGAAAAATCAATGGCGCCACAAGAACAAGAACAAGTGGAGGAATAATATAGAATGAAAGTATTTTCGTTATCGTCAGTAAGAGGTACATTGTATAATGAATATTATGGCCTTACAAGTTTTGGCGGTCAGTCCTATATAAATTTAGGTGGCGGTCAAAAACAAATTGAAAAGATTAGTTATTCATATAGTACGGATATATTTAGTATGAGTTCTACTGCTGATGGTGGTGTAGTTGTTGCTCATAGTAATGATAGGTCTGGTACTATTTCGATACAATTACAACAAACATCCCCTCATATTAAAGTACTTACAGAATTTGCAAAATGGTGCTGGGCAAATCCAGACAAAGCAGAAAGTACATTAACAGTTACAGATGATACAGGTAACTTAGCATTTACTGCTACACAAGTATTTATTAAAGGCATACCTGAAAATTCTGTAGGTTCAACAGCAACTGAGCGTACCTATACATTTATGGCAGGTAATATAGAATCTCAGGAATCTAATATCGGCTGATAGGAGGAACAAAGAATGGTAGATATCAATAAACTTATAGATGTTAATTTTAATATTGTAAGAGAAACAACTCCTATTGGCAGTTATAAAAAAGCGGTATATTTTATGAATAAAACTGCTAATACTGCTTTTAATGGATATTGTACTTATCTGTTAAACGAGGAGAAAGGTTTAACTCGCCAAATAACAAACATAGATGGCAAAGATAAAGATAATGCACCTTTAACAGTAGATACATTTAATAAGATACTTAGTACAACGGTTGAATCAAACCCACTTGATCCTAATGTTATTAACAATCTCCATAGATTTTTTGATTACGACGGACAAGAGTTAATTGTTGTGTTATGTGATAATAAAATACCTACTGCAGATGATGTGCAATCAATTAAAAAAACTTTCCAAGATTTCATTTATTACACAGTATCACAAGATATTTTTAATTCATTAACTGCTACAAATATTAATGACCTTAACGAAGATGTTTCTGCTCCATATACTGTAAGATTATGTTTGACAGTTAAAAATACTGAGGAAAACGAAGCAAAATTAGCAGCGGTTAAAAATAATAACATATTTGTTAAATTAGTAGATACCACAGTCAAAACAGATGATGCGTTAGCTTTCTTAGCGTTTACAACGCAAATAAGACTTGACGGATTTAATACTATTGAAGATTATTGCTACACGGACGAAAATGGGTTAGAGGTGATAGATAGTAAAGATCACTATGATACGTGGATTACTAAATATAATTTCGTTGAGAAGGTTGGCAATAAGGTACTTAACTTTGGCGGAAATTTATATGATGGAACATCTATTGACAGCGACTTTGGTGTAACTTGTATAGAAAACGACATTGCGTATGCTTTATTAGATATAGTAACAAGTAAAATTCGTATTACTCCAACGGCACAAACAAGGGTTGTTACGGCAATAAACACTGTTCTTAACAGATATATTAACAATGGTTTAATACTGTCTAATTCCGTTTATAGCGGAGAAGATATGTTTATTAAATATAACGAAAAAACATATTCTATAATCCATAAAGGAACAACTTTATTAAATGGTTATTATGTATTTACAGTTCCTGTAAGTGCAATATCTGTAGAGGATAAACAAAATAAAAAATTCACACCGATTATCGTAGTCATTATGACTTCGGCAGGAGCAAGAACAATAAGCGTATCTGGTTACGCATATTAAGAAGATAAATGGACAGGCTCAAAAAGAACACTTTAATAGACAATATTGAAATATCCATCAGTGACGCTGCACCTAAGATGCCAACTGATATAAGTAAAGCATCAGTAGAACAACGCATTAAAATGGCTACAAAGTTAATGGACGACGCATTAGGTATGTCCGTTAGTAATGGCGTGAGCGTTAAAGATGGGTCTTTCAATAATAGTCGACTTAAATTAGGTATAAGTGATATAAATCTTAACAGTGGCGAATATTTCACTGATATGATTACATTCGACAGAATGACAATCATAGAATTATATCACGGAAACTGGATATTTAGAAGAATAATTGACAGGGTTGCACAAGATATGTGGTCACACGGTATTGCTATAAAATGTGATACAGACCCGGTCGAATTAGAAAATGTTTACAAAAGATTAAATAGATTAAACAGTCAACTTATTTATGGACGAGAGCAGGCAAGGTTATTTGGTGGTGCTGCCTCTCTTATTATGGTTGACGACGGTGAAGAAGATTTATCAAAACCATTAAATATAAATAATATAAAACCACATTCACCTATAAGATTATATACAACAGATAGATGGTATGGGTTAGAAACAAGTACTGAATTAGTAACTAACTTCAAGAGCGTTGACTTTAATACGCCTAAATATTATACCTTCTATTTAGATAACGGCGATTCTAAACGGTCTACACAGTTCACAAGAGTACATCATAGCAGAGTACTTCGTCATACAAATAGACGAACTGTAAGAATGATGGAAGATAGACTTATGGGTTGGGGGTTAAGTGAATTAGAGCATATTTATCAAACACTTCTTGCCCACACCACAATGAATATGTCTTCCGTATCACTTGTCGGCAAATCATTACTTGAAATTGTTAAGGTTTCGGGTATGAGAGGTATGATGAGTGGACTTAGTATGGGTAACAGTGGAGCACAAGCACAATTAGGTGCTCAGTTGGCTGCAATAAATAATTATAGAAATATAAATGATTTAGTTTTAATTGATAAAGATGACGAATATGACAGAAAAGAACTTCAATTAAATGGATTAAATGATTTATTACAAAACGAACAAGAACTTATTGCAGGTGCTGCTGAAATGCCACAGGTTTTGATTTACGGACAAACTAAAAATGGTTTAGGTGATAATGCAACTGAAATGGTATTCTACGCACAAACAATTCTTGGAAAACAAGAAGCAGAGTTAAGGGTAGAATTAGATAAATTATTACCTATAATATTTAAGGTAGAAGGGTTAGAAGTACCTTCCGATTTAGACTATGATTTTAATAGTATAAATGATATGGAACCTGATGCAAAAGTAAATCTTATAAATAGTGTAGCAGGTGCTATAAATACTCTTACCGAAGCAGGGTTAATGACAAAAGAAACAGGATTAGCAGAATTAAAACAATATTCGGCTATAACTGGATTTGGTGCTAACTTAGCAGAAAGAGATTTAGAGTTAGCAAAACAAATGGACCAGCAGTCGGGTGAAGAAGAAAATGAACTGAGTGGAATGGATTTAGGTAGTAATGAACCACAAGTTGGGGAAGAACAACCTGAAGATAATTTAACCGATGACTATGCAGAAGTAAAAGAAAAGGTACTTAAAAATAAATTCTTTGATAGGAAAAAGCGTAAATGATAAAACAATATAGAGTTAAAATAAATGATAGAAATTTTATCGTTAAGGCTGAGAATCAACGACAGGCAGTACTTAAAGTTAAAGCAGTAATAAGAGATATAGGTTCTGTTATAAAAGGTGTGTCGTTTTCATACAAAGAAAATATACCTTCTGCACTAAACTTAAATAAAATATATGACGACACTGTATATCGTTTAGGTAATAATACATATCTATATATTAGAATATTAACTACACAAAATCTAATGTTCCACGAAGATATGTGGAATTATATAGAACGGTTATATAAGGGTTCAGAATCTGAAAGATATGCTATAACGGCATATAAAGACCATAATAACAACGTAATATTTGAATCAAGTAATAATAGCCCGTTTGATGTTAAGTTAGAACAGTTATGTAGGAAATATTATAGAAATAATGATTAAATAGATTATAAATAAGGAGAATCTTATATATGAAGTTAATGAAAACAACACGAAGCGAAGGTGAATTCTTAACTCGTTTTAGCACCGAATATAAAATGACTAAATCGAAAACACCTCAATTCGTTACAATATTAGTACCAGATGAACAAGCACAACTTATGCAAAGAGTTGGCATAAATGATTTTATAGCGGGTGATTCTGTAGAAGATGTTATGACATCTGTAAAAGTTTATAAATTAGACCCTGCTAATGTGCCGCAAGATGCAAATAAAGTAAGTTGTGCTAAAAACCAAACTGTTGTAACTGTTTCTAATGGTCAAGATGAAAATCAATTTAAGATTTATGCACCGTTAGATAAGATGGTTAAGTTTAATAGTACTAATCCTAATCAAGGCGAACATTATTGGATAGGTATTGCAGTACAAACAGGAGAAGCATCAATAACAAGCCTTAAATGGAATGGAACACAATTAACATCTTTAGATGTTGCAGACGCTAATTCAGTTAAATTACCTACTGGTAGTATTATTTTATGGTTACCTGGTGAAACAACCGGCACAGCGTCAGCAGTCGTTTCTAAAGGGGATAAATCAACCGTATTGGTATTTGAATTCATACATTAAGAGGAACAATATATGAGAGAATTTAGAATTAAAATAAATAATGAAAAAACCTATGTAGTTAAAGCAAATGACTATAATCAAGCCGTTAAAACTTTACATAGTAAATTAAAAGATTTTGATTTAACAAACTTTCTTGCATTAAAACGTTCTCTTGAATTAAGAATAGGCGAAGAAATAGATTTCGATAAATTAGAAGAATATGTTAATAAATTACCAAAAGATAAAAACGGCAAGAAAAATGTAGATGTTAAAGAAGTTATTAAGTGCTGTATAAAAGCAAAGGATAACGCAGTAAGTGATTCTATTAGCAGGTACACTGGTGAAGACGCAATAAGAACTAATGGTTTTGTAAAAATAAAAGAAGATGGTGATTGGACTTCCTATAAATATAACGGAAGTGATTTTGACGATGCTGTTTTCAAAATTCATCAATATAATCCGAGTTTAATTGCTTTCATCAGTAATGGAAATAAAACTATAACTGTAAGAAATAAATATCTTAACGACTCTGATAATGCTGCACAAGGTGAAATAGAAGTTTTGAAATCTTTCGGATTTGATTATAAAGATGGAAGATGGGTGAAAGAATCTAATAATAACACTATTATTGCCCAACCTTATTATCATTACGTTTCAGTAATAGGACCCGGTGATACGGAAAAACATTGTAAAAAATATCAATATCAATCTGCGGGGATGCTTAAAAAAATAATAGCATCAAATATTAAAGATTCTTCTATAAAAGATGTATCTTATGTAAGTGGTAAAAACTTAAAAATAGGACAGAAAATAGTAGAAGATGGTGAAGTATTAGAAGTTGTGGATATAAAAGAAACTCAAAGGGGAGTAAATAATAATTATAGAGATGTAACTTTTAAGAATGTTAAAACAGGTGCTACTGAAACCGTTCATTTTGTAAATAGTGCACTGGTAAGATTAAATGATTATTCTCCAAAATATAATAAAGGTCAGAAAATTCAAACATCTGCCGGTATACACGAGATAATCGGATATGACCCAGTTAGAGCAGATGTGCATACAAATAGAATTGAATATTCATATAGACTTAAAACACCAAATGGAACATATACAAATATACCTGATTGGCAATTAGAAAAATTAGTTGAATTAGGTCGTTATAAACTTATAGATTCAGATATAAAAGATAGCGATAGTTATCAAGTATGGACTATAAATGAGAAAGGGGTATATCATAAAGAAGCAGATGTACCAAATCCGCAATTAGCAAAAGCGATTGCGTCTCAATTAAAGAAACAAGGTAGATGGGTTCAGATATCTAAAAATTCAAAAACAAATATAGTTAGTGACTGTAATATGATGGATTCTTTAACTATAAAAGTTAAACTTAATGGCAAAACATATAAAGGTATATTTAATGGTATATCTAACACAGATAAAACTTTCGGTGATGTATATATTCCTGAACTTGTTTCACTTCATAGTGGGGATAAAGGAGTATTTAATGAAGATGAAGGCCGTTATGTTTCAGATGGTAAATTTTATTTTAAGTTAGACAATCTTAAGAAATGGAATCCTTCTCTGAGCAATTATTTAACTGATTCTAACATAACTGATGCTGACCCAGTAAAAGTAGAAAAGATTATTAGAAAAGAAAAGAGTGCATTAGGTGTTACATATTATATTTTCCAAACAAAATCAAGTAGTGGTTATACAATATATTATCAAGTAACTGATAAAACTTATCACGGCGAACCTACTTACTCGGGCGGTGGTATTATATCGTTTTCATTAAAATCAGCGAATGATACTTTAGACCATAAATTATTAGCAGACAAACTCAAAGCAAAATATGGTGAGAAAGAAGGAACAAAGAGATATTTACGAGGTGAGAATGATAGTGCTATAAAGGATAAATTATCAACAAGTGACGCTAATTCTCTCGTCGAAGCGTACATTGATAAATATAAATATACGCATTCTAACTTACCTTATGTTAATAAGCCAAAAATTAAAATATTTAATTCACCAGAAGAATTTAGAGATAAGTTTTTAAGTTCGTATAGAGGTTATTCAATCTATGCAGGCGGGTTACTTAACTATAATGGATATGTTGTAAAATTATTTACATCAGCAAAAGATGGTAAAATAGAAAGTCCTTCGGCAGATAATATATTTACGATATTTCCAACAACCACTATAAAAGATTCTAATAATATTAAAAATCGTAAATCTTATACAATAAAGGTAGGAGATAAACAATACAAAGTATTTGCGGAATCTGAAAGTGAAGCAATAAATAAATATATTAGAAGTAAGAAACAATGATGACAATAGAAGACTTAAAAATTAACATTGATAATTGTGTTAAATATATTAAGGATAAGTACGGAGAGCAGGAAGATTTAAGTCCTGCTCAATGGCTTACCTTAATCGCCGAAGAATTTGGTGAATTTGCACAAGAAATAAACGATAATAATTTAGGTAACAATTTTATAGAAGAAGGTTGTCAAGTATGTGCAACTACTTTATGCGCTATGGAGCAAATATTTAATAATTCAACTAAGGTTATGGATAAGAAAATGGATAAGAAATTTGTAATTAAGAAGAATGACAAGAAATATGTAGTTTATGCTACAGATGCTGAAACGGCAAAACAAAAATTAGAAGTTAAGATAAATCCAGATAGAGTTGTGGAAGTAGCAGATGCTTATAATATTTCTTTAGATAGGTACGATAGTCAATTATCAAGATTAAATGACGCTATACAACTGTTAGAAGGCGTAGATGGATATAGTAAAATATATAACAGTGTCCAGAACTTATGGAAGGTATTGAAAAAAGAAATACAATCCGATAATAGACTTTCTGATGATGAGAAACAAGGTTTATTTAGAAAGTATAATTTATAAGATAAATGAAAAAGAAACTTACACCGAGTTTTCTTTTACGCAAACGAAAACGCTTAAAACCTAATCAGACCGCTGCAGTTAAATTTTTCAATTACTTAAAGAAAGAATTAACTAAGCAACTGAACCTTAAAAAAGATTCTACCATAGAAGACGCATTAGATAAACTTCTAAAGGTAGATTTCACAGGGATTAAAAAACATATTAACAGATTAGGTTTAGACGTTCTAAAAAAGAATAGAGAAGGCTTTGCAAATATTCTTGAGTCTTTAACAATAGGCTTAGCACAACAAAATATACAAAAACAAAAACAACGAGAAGAAGAATTATTCAAACAAGCATTACCAAGCCTAATTAAAGAAACTAAGATATATCAACCTTTTTTGGATAAGTTTAATGAGAATATGTCGCTCATAAAAAACTTACCAGCAGATGTTGAAAGAGAACTTAAAAAAGCATACCTTAAAGGCGAAGGATTCCGTGGACAGGATATAGAAGACTATATTACTGAGAAAATGGGTAAACGAGCAAAACTCATTATCAGAACGGAAAGTGCTAAATTAAATTCTGCATTAACAGAAGTACGAGCAAAGAGTTTAGATATTAACTGTTATATGTGGAGTACAAGTCAAGATGCAAGGGTAAGACCAAGTCATAAGTTAATGAATAATGTATTAGTATTCTTTAATGATACTCCTATTCTTGACGGAATGAAGGGTAATGCAGGTGAAACACCTAACTGTCGCTGTATTGAATTACCAGTATTTGGAATAGATGATATATCGTTTCCAGTAAAGGTAGCAGAGAGGTTAGTAGTAGATAGTAAATATAATAAATCTACTAAAAAGTCAAACGCAATAATAAAAAGCGGTAGAATCGCTATTTATAATAAAAAAGAATTTATAGAAAAATACGGAAATAATTTCAATTGAGAGGTATTAAATGAAAAAATTCAAAATTACACAAGGCGATAGGGTTTATATAGTTGATGCAAAAAGTCATATAGACGCTATTAGCAAAGTTAAGTCAGTTAAAACGGATGAGGTTAGAGATTCTATATCTCAATGGAAACCAGGTATGAGTGAAATAGGTTTATTCCAAATATCCTATAAAAAAGGAACAGTATACCAAAGCATACTTGTTAAAGCAGCAACAAAAGAAGATGCTATAAATAAATTTACAAAACATAAACCTGATGCAGAAGTAATTGGTGTTAATGAATATCCTAACCCTCATTTCGGCGAACCTATTTTAGATTCCTCAATAAAAGATGGTTCGTACGGTGCATTTACAATGAATATAAATTCACTTGATGACATAAATCTTACAAATTTAGTAAAATCCATAAGAGATTATATTAAACAGCACTGGAACAGTGATATTGCAGAAATTAATACCGACGATGTAACAACAAGTTCGGGTAGCCCCAAACTTAATTTTTCATTTAGAGAAAAAAGAAGTTCTGATAAAAACGGTCGTTGGGAACTCAGTACCGGTACAATCGTTATTGAGCCTTCTTATAGTTTAGTGGATAAATATTATACTGAAAACAAAAAATACGGGGAAAAGAAGCTCAATTCAGAAATTGCTAACAAATTAAAACAATATGCTCATAAGACCATTTATAAAAACGCATCTATTACAAGAGATTCTGCAATTAAAGATGCATATATTGAAGAATGGTATGAGAACACAAATGAAAATCCATATATGGTAGCAAAAAGATATGGTGTTTCTGTTAAACCTATAAAGAAGAGAGGTGCTGATGTATTGTATAGATTTGAAGGCACTATAGATAAATTAAATAGAATGCACTCCGATGGATATTTTATGTCTATTGATATGGCTGGAAATTCGATAAAAGATGAGTGGTCTGGTATTAGAAGTAATGGTGTTATATTTAATTATTCTAATGGAAAATATACGATAACACATAAAAACGGTAAGGTAGAAACATTCCCTGATAATAAATTTAATACTGTCGAAGAATTATTTAAGTATATAGATAATATAAAAGACTCTGCTATTAAAGATGAAGATTATTCTAAATATTTGTCTATTGTAAAACAACTTGAGAAACTTGTAGAACCTGCTAATAGAGCGTTACAACAGAAAATTGCAAAATACGGTGTAACTAAACAAGATATAAGAAATAATTCTCCAAAATATAGAGATGTATGTAGAGAAATACCAGAATTAAAAGTATGGGCAAAGTTAATTATGCAGTTACCTGGAGAATTAGCAGGATTTATGCCTGCACACCCGAGTCAAGAAAGTGTAGATAAACTTAAAAAAGCAATAACTAATAGTAAAGCATTTGACTCCACTATAAAATAAAGACAATACTAAACTAATTAAAATAATAGATAAAAATTAATTTATATATAATAATTTATGTAACAGGGTAGATATTAACTAAATACCGTTAAATATTTCTTAAAGCGTGTTTTTATAGCCATTGGAACAAAAACAATCAACCAAGTTATATGTTAATATTTACCCTGACTATATAGAAAGGAATATATGAGAATTATTGATAACAGATTAACATTTGGGCATAAGATAACTCCTCGTATTTGGGAAGATAATTCGGGTTATCTTATTTGCTATGACTGCATACTTGCAAGAACAGGTAGTTATGACTATTTGGAAAGTGAGATAATGCAAGACGGTGACCCAAATAAAATTGTAAAAGTATATAGAACTCCTGAAGAAGTATTTAGTCCTGAGGCTATTGCTTCTTTTGAGAATAAACCATTTTGTAACGAACACCCACAAGACGATGTAACGCCGGAGAATTATAAGGACTTAATGGTAGGAACCATTAGGAATATTAGAAGGGGTACAGGTGATTTAGAAAACTGTTTAGTTGGCGATGTAATAGTTTTTGACCCCGAAGTACAAGAGTTAATTAAAAGCGGTGAAAAAAGAGAATTGTCGTTAGGTTATAATACAGATATAATACAAGACCAGTCAGGTCGATATGTGATGACTAATATAAGAGGAAATCACTTAGCACTTGTTGACAGTGGTAGGGCAGGGTGTGCTACTATTAGAGATAGTGCAAAATCATTAAATAAATTAGGAGGACAAAACGGAATGAAGAATATCCGTAATGGCAAAAAATTCAAGTATAAGATGCTTGATGAGGACGTTTACGAAGTAGTAGATGCAGAGCCTGAAGAAGAACTTGATGTCATAGAAGATGATGATATTTCGACTGAAGAAGCACCTGCACCTGTTACAGAAGAGCCTGTCCACGATGACGACGATAAAATGGGTCAAGTTTTGGATATGCTCACTAAAATTTGTGAACATTTAGGTATTGGTGCTGATGAAGCAGAACCCGTTGTTGACGAAGATGTACCTGAGGAAGTTGAAGAAGAAATCGTAACTGACGAAGATGTTCCTATGGAAGAAGATACGCCGGTAGAAGATGAAGATGATACTTTTGAAGTTGAAGAAATTGAAGACTACGACGAAGAATTAGAACCTATTGAAGAAAACAAAGCAATGGACGCAGATGCTTGCTTACCTAAGATGGACGAAGGTATGAAGAAAGATGCTGCTCCTAAAAAGAAGAGTGGTTCGGTGAAAGCATATTCTAAATTTGCAGCAGTTAAAGATTCGGCTCCTGTTGTAACAGCAGAAGATGTACAAAAATCGTTCCAAGACCGTTATAATAAAGCGGCTAAGAATTAAATAATTTGGAGGAATAAAAATAATGGCAAGAATTTTCGGTAAAGACGGTTATCAGCGTTTGTTGCTTGGCCGTGAAATAAACATCAACGATATTAAAACTCGTACTTGCACTATCGCTAAAACCGATACGTCGAGTAACGCAGTAGCAGGTGTTATGGGGGGCGAACTTTTAGTTTACACCGACAGAACACAAGTATATGCTCCGGCATCGAAAGCAGACGACAAAGTTGCTGGTATTTGCTTAGGCACTAATGTTAAACTTGACCCGTACTTCCCTGAATCGGCAGACGAAGTTAAGTTCATTGGTGGTGACGCTTGTGCTTGTGTTATTCAAGGCGATGTAGCAGTTAGGTTAGATGGTACACAACCTAAAGAAGGTGCTGCTGTTTATTATGATTTTAGCAAGAAAGCATTTACTACTTCTAATAGTGGTACGATTGCTTGTGCTAATATGGAATTTAGAGGGATTTCGGAAGGTAGTGTAACCGTTGTCCGTGTCCGTTATTAAGAGGAGGAACTAAGATGGCAAATCAAATTTTTCAGCAAGTAAGCCTCAGAGATAGCACGGAAAGTATTGCGGCTACTCACGGCGAACAAAAACTTGGTATCAAATTAAGGGATTGGGCTCCTGCTGTATATCATCAGTTGTATAAAGACCCTGTTAAGGCACGTATTCACGATGCAAACTTTGCATTCGTTATGACAACCCTTAGCAAACTTCACAATAAACAATATCAACCGAAAGTCAACTACACTTACGCACAAGATATTCCTATCGATGTCGGCGGTGGAATGGTTGATTTCGTGGATTACTTCTCGGTAGAATGGGCAGGTCAGCCCACTGAGGACCAAAACGTTATGGGTAATAACGTCAACATTATTCCTCGTGTTAATGCTAAACTCAATCATACGGCAGTTGAAGTTTACAACTTTGAAATTGCTTATGATATGAAGTTTATTGAAGTTGACAAACTCGAAAAGATTAGTTTCCAAAAAGCAGTTGAAGCAATTTATAAAGATGCTATTATGGCTGGTTGGGATCAGTTCTGTGACCGTATTGCTTATGAAGGTCGCGCAGGTGTTGATGGCTTTATTAACAACGCTAATGTTCCTGTTAATGAAATTCCGGCAGGTTCCAAAGACGCTACTAAACCTGGATTTGAAGGTATGACGGATGAAGAAATCGTAAGTTTCATCAACGGTGTTCTTAACCGTTATCTTACTAACACTAACCAGAACATTGAAATGTTACCTGATACGTTATTACTTCCTACGAAAGATGCTGCTATTCTTTCGAGCAGGTTCAGTGCATTATATACCGCGACATTGCGTGAATTCATTATGAAACACAATATAGGTATTGACGAAGCAGTTGCTGCTGGTGTTAATAACTATGTTCTTAAGATTCGTGGTCGTGCAAGACTTAACGGTATTGGCACACATAACACAGGTCGTATAATTGCTTACAAGTTCGATAAAGATTATGTCCGTATGGATATTCCTTATCCTATTCAGAGTTATTATACCGCTCCTAACATTGATAAAGCGTGCTATACCACATACTTTGTCGGTCAGGTATCTCGTATCCAACTTCCGTACAATGAGAGCGCCGATACATTTGGTGCTGTTTCGTATTGGGATTTCGCTGCACAAGGCTAAAATAACTAATATCAACAGGGTGGCGTAAAAAACCACCTTGTATAAAAATTATTCAAAGGAGAATTTATAATATGGCAAATGGTAAATATATACCCGGCACATACTTGTGTGATAGAAGTATCACTGTTTATAAGAATTTAAGCTGTCAATCGCGTGTTGATGCAAACGGCAGAATAGAACAAACTTATGGTACTTGGTCAACAGACGATAATAACATTATAGTATTTCATAAAGGTGAGAAAAAACAACTTACCGCTATGGATTTAGAAGTTAAAGGTATTAGGTCTTTAATTGACGAAGGTATCTTAGTAAGGACTTTGTAATATGATAATTGGACTTCCTAATCAAGTGAAACCGCCAAGGTACACTCTTAAAACATTTTGTAAATATATTCCTAAACTTAAAGAATGGGCGTGTAACCCAGATAATAAACTTATATTTAGAGAATTTGTCGATAAATGTAAAGCACAATTTAATTATAGTTATTGGTTAGAGGACTGGGGATTTGCGGTTTCGCTTGGGGTTGCCCATTATGCTTGTATAACTGACCCTTCGTTAGCACAATCGGTAGGTGCTGATTCTGTTGCAGGTGGTGTAATGACATCAAGAACAGTTGGAGGAATCAGTTATTCGTACGATACCTCTTTAACTATGGAGCATAATCCCGGATATGAATTCTGGTATAGAACTGGTTATGGTACTGCATTAGTTCAATTATCTCGTGCAAGAGGGTGGTTCGGTATGTTAATATCAACCTAAAATTATTATGGCAGATATTATAGATATAAATGTACTTGTAGATAAATCATTTTTTAATGTTCCTGCAAATTACAATAAAAAAGTAATATACGGCATACCTAAAGATTCAAAAGTACGAAAAGCAACCTCAAAGTCAAAATCAGTAAAAAATTCTAAAAAATCTAAAACAGATATTCAACCTCAAACATCTATAAATAACGCCGAAATTTTATGGCTTTTTGAACACGGTTCTGCTGCTAAAGATATTGACGGTAGACCTTTACTTGGTCCGGTTAGGGACAATAATATAGATATAATTCAAAAAAAGTTTTTCAGTAAAGTATTTGAAGCCCTTATGCAAGGTGACCAAGTTGCCGCTGATGAATATATGCAAAAATTAGCATTATTTATGGAACGGCAATGTAAAGCATATTTTGTATCAAGTGACCAGAATCCAAAATGGAAAGAAAATGCAGATTCTACGATTAGGGCTTGGGCAAAAGATGTAATGAAAAAGAATAAATCTGTTACTGCTGACGAGGCAGTTGAAAAAACAGTTGGTATCTGGACAGGTCAAATGAGAAGTGCATTACGAGGACTTGTGGTTGAAGATAAAGACTAAGCCCGAAAATCTGTATTCTAACAGACTTTTATCAATGCTTAATATAAATAATTAACCCATTGGTAAAGGTGTGGTAGAGTTAAATATATAATGAAATAAAGGTATTATAATGTCATTAGATAAATCAATTATTTGGACAAGGGAACAATATGAAGATTTCTTTCAAAGTTTAACAAGAAAACTCTTGCCAAAATTTAATAAAAAGAATATAAGACCTGCTTACCAAAATGTTGGTGGTTACACAGCAAAAAATATTATTAACCAACAATATGACGATGGAATGAGTGGGTTTTCTAATAAAGATGATTTTATCTATATTAAAGTACAATTTACGCCTGGTGACGAAAGTTATGTAGACGATAATGATGCAGTATATATGCAGAGATTTATTGATGTTACATATACTATATATGGAGAAAACAGCCCTACTATTGCTCTTACATTATTTTCTCTTTTAAGAACAAGTGCTATTTTAATGGAATTAGAAAAAGCAGGATTATTCTTCTATGGAACAAATAATGTAGAGTCTGCACGAGAAACAATAAACGGTCAATGGTGGGAAAGAAATGATTTCACATTTACCGTAAATGAATGTATTAAGGTTGAAAATCCAAATATACCACAGTTGGCAAAAGATATTGATGTGGAGGTGCTTGTCTTAAATGAATAATCAGTATATGCCTGATTTACAATCCCTTAGAATGGTACTTGATACTATGGGTGGAAAAATGTATAAAGTAATAAGGCAAGAAGTATATGATTTTAACGAATTTGGAAGAGTAGTACCTATATATACTGAACAACAAATATATGGTGTCTTGATTAAAAAAGCACCTACTTTTACAATGCAAAGTGAAGGATTAGGTGACAGAATTGACGCAGAATATTCTTTCTCAGTTGTTTACCCTGATGTGCTTAACTTAGGTGATACTATATTTAATGACGATGGAGAAGAATTAAGAGTTATGTCGCAGGAAGGTGTATTAGAATTCGGCGGTGCTGTTACTTATGGGCTTGTAAGAAAAGGTACTTATGATAAGATGAAAGACAGAAATTATATGCAATATAAATAAAATATAAAATATAATTAAATAAACAAAGGAGATTTTTCTTTATGGAAAAATATTGGGAACACGAAATCACAGATTTATATGAAGGAATATCTTTCAAATTTGATAAGATAAATCCTATTGACCATATAAATTTAGTAACATTTGACACAAAAGGCTTATCTAAAGATGTAGATAATGGACCCGACAAAGCAAGTGCTGATTTTATTAAAGCGTGCTTTAAGTACATTAAATGGAATAAAGGTAGTGGGTGGTTTAATGTACTTGACGATAATGGTAATGCAAGATTACCAGAATTAGATGAACACCCGTCTTTATTGTTAGATTTATTTATAAAATTTAGAACAGAGGTATTATTGCCCGTTTTTATCGAATCCAAAACATTCCAAGATATACTTCAAACAAAATAGAAGAAAGTTCTTATTTAGAGCCAGTTAATGTTCCTGTTTGGTTATACGGAATAATTGCATCTGGGCTGGCGACATATAAGGAAATAAAATTTGATTTAGATATTGAGAGTGTTTTGGATATACTTGAAATAGTATGTGTTAAATGCGGAAATGAACAGATGGCAATGGATTTAGCACAACAAAAGGTTGATAATGGCAAATAGTTTTTTACAAGAATATGTTTTTTCTTTAATACCAAAAGTTGATAGTTCGGCATTAAAGGGTGCATCTAAACAGATTGCAACTAAGATTTCTGAATCAATGCAATCTTCTGCACAATCTTTTTATAATGAACTAAACAAAGAAGAAAACGTTAAGGGACTAAAAAGTCAGATTGAGTTAATTGAAAGATACAAGGAACAAGGTGGTCAATTAACTCTTGAAGAGTATAAAAAATATGAGTCGTTAAAGAAACAGGTAAGTACTATGGATATGACTCCAGGGGTACCTACTAAAACTGGTAAATTTGCTGTTATTGGTGTTAAACTAATAGAAAAAATAGCAGGTTCAATAACGGCTATAAACGCCTCTATAGAAGTTACACAAGCAGTAGAAGAGGTCGCAAAAAAGGTAGTAACACAAGTAACAAAGATAAGCAATCAATTTGTATCTTCACAGTCAATGTTTGTAGACAAAGATACCAGAAACATAATGGCTACCTTTGGTGTTAATGCCACAGGAGCACAAGGAATACAAGCAGCGTTAAGTGGTTCTGGTATGGACGTAAGTGATTTAGGTATCGCTACTGCTGGACAAAGAAAACTATTTAGTAGATTATACGGTGCCTATATTGAAGGGATAAATAAAATTGACCCAGAAAAATTAGAAGCGTTCAATGAAAATGTACAAGAATATCAAGCATTAAGAGAAGAATTCCATATAAAGGTACAAACTGCAATAATGAAAGTATTAGCAGAAAGTGATGCATTACCCAGATTATTAGATACATTATCAAAAGGACTTGAATTAGTAGTAGAGATTATGAGTTCACCCGGCGTAGCATTTGCATTCGACACTGTTATTAACTTCTTAAATGCTATTTTAGAAATTAGTAATGCTTTTAAGTCAGCAGGTGCTTGGTTGTTAGGTGTTAAAGGAACAAATATAGCAAATACTTGGAATAATTCGTCAACAACTAACTATAATTATGGTAATACTTATAGTGGAGGATTCAGTACAGCATTGAATTTACAGTCAAGTCAAATAAATTTATTATAAAGGTTTTATATGGCATTAGTATCTATATTTGAATCCGATAAAGAAAACGGAAAAACATATTATTTTAGAACTGCAAGTAATGTATCACCTACTATGCGTACTTCTCTTACATCCTACCCGACAACGGAAGGTACACCTATAGCTGACCACGCATATAGAAATCCTGCACAAATATCTATGGTTATATCAGCGAGTTTATACGGCAGTGCTAATAATATCTTTTATTATAATTCAAAGGGGCAGGAGGTTGCATTAACTTCTCCTCAGGTTAAATTACTGATAAAAGAATGGAAGGATAATTCTTATAGGTTGACCATAAATACCCGTGAGGGTGATAAATTTGAAAAGTTCAATAATATGGTTATTTCAAACTTAAATTGGTCAGAAGATGGTGTATCCTTAGGTATATGGCAACCCACTATAACTTTTGAAGAAATCCGTATAGCCTCTGTATTAGTTAAACAAATAAAATTTCCTGCAACTAAGGCAGTTAGAGCAAATAATAATAGTCAATCTAACGCAGGCAATGATCAAGGAACCGCTGTTGCTACTGACTTCTTTGGAACAATAGGTGGTTACGCTGTAAAAGGTGCTTTTATAGGTGGCATAACCGGGCACCCTATAATTGGTGCTTGTTTAGGTGCAGCATTAGGTTTTGGAAGATGGTTAGGTAGAAAAATAGCAGGTAGATAATTATGGAAGAACAAGCAACTCAAACTTTATATTACTTAGCATTTAGAGATAATGTACCTTATTCGTTCACGCATATTATTAAAGGTACTACATTTAAGATTTACCTTAAATACGATAATTTAGCGGATAGATACTATATTGATATTTATAGACTTGAAAATAACAAATATGTACCCAAGGTATATGGACTTTACCTTACAACGGGTGCGAATATAGTTAGTCAGTATCAATATCTTGACTTAGGTCAATTATATATAGTACCTAAAACAGATGAATATTATGGGTTTTTAGAAACTGGAAAAATAAATGTTGAAGGTTCCATAGAAACTACTTACGGCTCTTATCCTACCGCTGACACTATTGTTGACGGTTTTATGATGTTGTGGCAACACGAATAGAAAATGTTTGGAAGATTATTTGATATCACAGTTGTTAGTCCTATTGGTGAATCTACTTTACTTGTAGACCATACAAAGGGTGTTGATAACTTTATAGTTAAAGGTACTATAAGTAGATTTCCTTATACAGAAGTAGATACATTAGAAATAAATATATATAATTTAGCCCCGCGATTATTAGGTCAATTATATGCAAATCATTATTTTGATGGCGGGTTAATATATGTTGATTTCGGGTATAAAGATACAGGTCCCTTACAAAGAATATTTGCAGGTAATATACAAAGAGCAATATTATCAAGACCTGATGCTGTAACAAATTGTGTAACTATCTATGCTTTTGACTGTGGTGATTTTGTTAATTATGGATTCTTTGGAAAAACATATGAAGATGGTTATAATATGTACGCGATAGCCCAAGATATATTGAAAGATAATAATGTAACTGATTATCAGTTATCCGAAAAACTTAAAAATTTCAAATCTTATGGTACACAAACATATTCAGGGTCTGCGGATAAATATCTTAGTAATATTGCCGAACAATGTGGAATGTATTATAAGAAAGAAAATATGCTGCTTAAAATGATTACTCCTGAAGAAGGTAGTCTTGAAGATGTAGTATATTTCACAACAAAAACTGACGGCAAAGTAACGTCAATGTCAGGGCTTATAGGTATTCCAAGATTAACTAATGACGGATTACATTTTAATTGTTTAATAAATCCTAAATTATCTATTTATGGTGTGTGTTATATTGATAACAGTATTATTTCAATAAGTCAAACGGAATCAATACCAAGTAGTGTACAAATAGGCGCAACACTTGCAACCAACGGTATGTATAGAATAGTTAAGATGACTACAACTTTTTCTAACAATGACGAAGAAAACTCAATAGCAGTTAAAGCATTAGCAAAAGATTTTTATGACCAATATACCGTAGACCAAGCAGCAACGAGGCGAAATTAAATGATAAATAAAACAAGTATTGAAGAAAGTCCTATCGGAAATTTAGCACAAGTACAAAATAATGTAATGACAAATATGCGTTGTCATACTTTTGCCAAGGTCATAGCAGTATATGTAGATGGTAAAAATGAACAACAAACAGATGAATATGGTAATACTTATAATATAAAGAGGGCTAAAAATACAATAGATGTTGAACCTATCGTTCAAGAATCTCGACAAAAATATAATATAAATAATAAAAAAGTAGAAGAAACTTATTATCATATTTCAAAAATATGTAATATACCTTATATTACAAGTTGGAAACCAGAAGTCGGGGATTATTGTGTACTATTACATTTAGATAGGTCAATTAAAAGTTTAGTATTAGGTATAACTACTGATAGTCAACTTAAAAGCAATCAAAACTTACACGATTTGAATGACTGTGTAGCAATAGGACCATTTGGTCCTTTCAAATAAATAGAGGTTAAGTATGAGAGTAATACGAACGGTAAAAGATACATCTGGAAAATTTAAGTTAATGATTCCCACAAAATTAGATAGTAAAGAAAATTATTGTTTTGGTACGGAAGCAGTCAAACAAAATGTTGAAGATAGATTAAGAATAATTCAAGGAGAATATTACTTAAATACTACTCTTGGCGTACCATTAGTGAGAAATAAAGATGTAACAGATTTAGCAATACAGAATGTTATATTAGATACAGAAGGAGTTAGTAAAATTAAAAAATTTACAAGTTCTCTTTATCCTAATAGAAAATACACAGCGTATATAGAAATCGTAACAGAAACCGGAGAAGATATTCAAATTCAAATATAAATATTATACTCAAATAATATAATATTGTTGTAAAGGAAAATTACTATGGCAGACACAAAATTGATAGAATTTACAGATGAAGGATTAAGAACTTCTACTAAACCAGAAATATTAAATGTCTTAACAAATATGACTGTTGAGGCGTTTGGTTCTGACTTCGTAGTAGACGAAGGTTCAGCTTGGTATATATTTTTAGATAGTTTATCTAATTCATTAGATAATGTTTGTACAGCGGCGAGAGAATTATATAATGCCCAAGGTATTATAAATGCTAATGGTTCTAATTTAGATAATATAGTATCGCTTGCTGGTATATATAGAAAGAAAGATGAAGCCGATGAACAATTAAGAAATAGAGCAATTAAATCAGTATATTCTACCGCTACTTCTGTCGCAGAGAGTTTAGAATCTGCTTTACTTCAACTTGATTATATAGAATTTGCAAGGGTAATTGATAACCCAGAAGATGGAGATGAAGGTATGGAGGTAGGTGAAGTAACTATTGCTAAACATAATATCTGGGTATTAGTTAAAGTAAAAGATGGTGTAAGTATAGACCCTAACGATACTACTACTGATGGTGCAAAACGTGAAAAAGAAGTAGCAGGAATAATTCTACACTACAAATCTTTAGGTAGTGGTACTATGAATACGCTTAAAACAGAAAACAACGAGACAACAGAATCCGTAACAGGTACAAAAAGTCACACAGCAAATGTATCTATAGATGGTGTAGATTATACAATAAAATTTAACGAGATTGGTTCACAAGATATATTTGTCAGCGTAACATTAAATATAGAACAAGCGTATGAAGATAAAAAGAATACAATACAAAAATCCGTACAAAAGGCTATTGTAGACTATATAAATTCTTTAGGTATAGGGCAAGATGTATTGATGAGTCGAGTTGTTTCCGCAATAAGTGCTACAAATACTTATACTGATTACGGGTTTGACGTTACTGAGATTAAAATAGGAACAGAAGAAAATCCAACAACAACAATGGTTACTATACCTGTTTATAAACGAGCAGTAACAGTTAATGAAAACGTTACAATAGATGGTTCTGACCCTTCTGCAGAATAAACACATACTAATAACTAATATATAGGTAATTTATGACATATACATTTAACGGTAGCGAAAATAAAATAACTAAATTACTTCCGGCTTATATCTTTAACTATTCGTACGATAACGGAAAGGGGTTATTTCTTTTTATTAAATATTTAACAAATTATATCGAAACTGCTAATAAGGCACTCGATAAGATTTGTAGTGAGTTAAATGTAAATAGTAGTAATACATATATACTTGATATATTAGCGAAGAAATTAGGAGTTGAAATACCTACTACTATAACGTCAGTAGAAGATAAACAAACTGTCTTAAAAGGCAAAATTATGACTATATCCTCTACGGGCTGTGCTCAGGCACTTATTGATACTATATATGGTTTATACCCTGATTGGCACAACTATGATAGTTTTGGTACACCTATTGAAGTAGGAAATACTATATATAAATTATTTTGTAATACAACAGAAACCCCAAATATATCAGAATTAGGTTGGGATAATGCAGATGAAACAACAACCACGACAGACACAGACGGATTTGAAACAGTAACAAAAATATTAAATGTTTTAGTGAGCACAACAGGTCCTGTGGTGCAGTTAGTACAAAAAACATCTAATGGACTTGAAGGCTATTCTGTAATCGTACATTATACAACAGAAGAAGACAATGTTAATGTAATATCTTATAAAGATAAGAATACTTGTGATATAGAAGATTTAGTTGACAGTAATAATATGGTTACTGCTATTTCTCCTGAAATTGATGAAATCAGGTCGTTTGTCGCAAATCAACAAACATTTTATTCTAAAACAAGATATAACACATATAATTATAATGCAAAAGATATGTATTATAATTCATATAGAACCATTAAATATACTACTAATTGGGAAAATTATACTTGGCAAAATTTACCTAACGATATAAGTAAAGGTGATATATGGCAAGATAATGATGGTAATATATACGCTACAAGAGAAAGTCTTAAATGTAAATTAAATAAACAAACTCTTACTTGGGAGGCTATACAATTTACTGGTCTAACATCTTTTTATCGTCAAGGTATATGGACTGATGGTGAAAAAATATATTATTCTTATGAGGATGAAAATAATAATCAATTAAATTATGAATTAGAGAATAATTATAACTGGAAATCTAAAACCTGGTATGGATTAGATACGTTACTTTCAGATGGTGGATATTTTAGAGGTGGTGATGTATGGTCTGATGGGGAAAAAATGTACTGTTCCACACAATTTATATTATCTGGAGGAACTACTAAACATTATAATTATGTATTAAACCCTGACACATCTACCTGGTCTCCACAAACTTGGGAGGGTATAACTAATATCCAAACATCCAAATTGTTTTATTATAAAGAACAGGTTTTATACTGTGATGGTACAACTTATTATACATTAAACATTGGTACTAATAAATGGACACAACATACTTGGCCTAACGGAATAGAGATAAGTGCTAAATATATATGGTCAGATGGTAGTGATTATTATTATTTATCTTCATACGGAGAAAGGTATAAATTAAATCAAACTTCTTTTACTTGGGAACCTATAACTTGGACAGGATTAGACGATATAAGTAATCCTACAGGTCAGTTAATATGGCATTTTGATAATAATGTTTTTTATGGGTTTACTAAACGATTAGTCACTGTTAATAGTGATAAAGTTATTGTTGATAGAAAAAGATTAAATAATAATTATCAAAAGGTATTTACAACTCCCGAAATAGGAAACGATGGTGATTTTCAAAGAGAAATATTCTACGACCTTAGTGGAACTTCCACACCATTCAAAGATAATACTATAGACGGACGTTATATCTGGAAAAATAGTAAAGGTACTATATATTATAATAATTTCACCCTATCAGCATTTTTTTACCGACAGACAAGACAATTTGAAAATAAAACTTGGGAAGTACCAGAAGGCACAAAATTACAATCGGGTCGTGATATATATAACATTGATAATACTACTTATTATACTTATAGTGAAAATGATACTGTAACACCTATAAATTTACAACTTGTTACAGATTCAGTGTGGGTAAATAAACAATGGGGAACCTCTGATATTAGAGAGGGTAGAAAAGTATGGAAAACTAAAGATAATATATATTACGGAAATACATATAAATTTATTGACAAATACGATTTTAATTTTAAGTTATGGAAAGGATTAGAAGGGGCAGGAGTAGATAGTTTTATTAAGGGTAGATATATATGGGAATTTGATGATAATATATATTATTCAAATAATACTGAACAATACCGCTTGGTAAAACATACTTCTACTTGGACTTCTATATCTTGGCCAGGTTATAATAAAATAATTGGTAGTTATATATGGAAAACAAAAAATAATATTTATTATTCATATCAAGATGACCATTATATATTAAAAATATACCCTGATTCTCACGTAAACTGGGAGCAAGTTACTTGGACAGGTTTAACGACTTTTGATGGTGACCATATATGGAGTGATGGTAATAATACATATTATTCAGATGTTGATGTTATATCTGGCAGTTTAATATCTCGACAGTATAAACTCAACGAACAATTATTAAAGTGGGAGCCTATAACTTGGAATGGTTATAATAATATTAGTGGTGAAAACATATGTACAATAAATAATAGTATATATTATTTAGCAATGAATAATGTATGTTATAAAATTAACACTGAATCATTAACTTGTGAAAAGGTATCACTTTTTGTAGGAAGTCCAGTAGATGTTTATGGGAAACACATATGGCACGATGGTTCAGACACATATTATTCTTTTTATTCAGAACAGTATAAATTTAATAATGTAACAGGTAAATTTGAAAAAATCACTTGGTTATCTCGTCCTGATCTTGGTATAGATATATGGCACTATGGAACGGATACTTATTATTCAACAAATGCGGAAAAAGAATTTGCGGATACTGAGGTAAAAAATAGTAAATTAGAATATATTAAATTACCAACATCAATAACTTGGTCTAATGTACCGGACAACTTTGACCCTGTAAATATATGGCATATAGGGGATATAACTTATTATTCACAAGGTGAAACACATAAAATAATAAATGAAGATACTATGTCGTTTGATAACTTTACAGAATGGAAAGGATTAGATAATTTTAGTGGTGAATATATCTGGAAAAGTAATAATAATGTATATTATACCTCGCCAGAAATTGGCACTTATATATTAGATATAGGAACACATACTTGGTCGCCAAAAAGTTGGGTAAGTAACCATATTAAAGATAATTCTGAAATAAATACAGGTAATTATATCTGGTCAGACGGTATAAGAACATATTATTCAAATAATTACGTATTGAACGATTATACAGATAGTGTTTCAGTAGATTGTTCATTTACAGACAATAAATTATCTGTTAAATCACAATTAACGAGAAAATATACTGTGAATCCTTTATATTATTCGATTCGTTTACAATCACCGTCATACGCATTAGATATGATAAAATTACCAAATAATTTATTGGGTTGGCATTCTCCTGATGGTATAGAATCACCAGTTATAGAGGTTGCAATAATAAACAATGTAACTGATAAAGTACCAACATCTTTTGAAATAATACGTGAAAAATATCAAAATGAGTGGGGCAGATATATAGATAAAGATGATGACTTTAACCCTATTATTAACAAGGCAGTATCTGTAATAGATACGAGTAGTTTATTACAAGGTGCACAAAATATGCACTATGAAGTAATAATAGGTGGTGTGGATAAAGACGGTAATCCAGGACCTAACTTAACTGCTTCACAAAAAGATATTATAACAAAATATTTGATACCGAAATTTTTAGGAGTTTCTTACGAGGTAAAATTTAAGCAATGAATACTATCATAATAACAGTAACAGAACAATTTAAGTTAAAAGTTGACCCAAATATAATTCTTAATAAAGGCAGTTATGGGGTAGACAAAATTCACTTTGACTTCCTCGCCCCTTTAAGCAAAGAGGATTTTGTCACCTATGCTGTCTTAAAATTAAATCGTCATACTTCATATAATGTATTCTTAGATGCTAATAATGATATTATAATTCCAAAGTATGCTACATACGAAAGTGGTTCTTGTCATATAAGTTTAAGAGCAGTTATTGTAGATACAGAATATATAAGTATAGATGACTATAAAGAAATTATGTCGGGTAGCCCACAAGTAAGAGAAATAGAAAGTTACTTACAAGGTAGAAATTGCAGTGGGTGTGAAGACTTAGAAAAGGCAGTAATAACAACAAACGATTATAAATTCGTAGTGGAGTAATATATGGCAAATAAATTATTATACGAACCAAGAAGCCCTCGTGGCGACCACGGAAAGTTGGTTATTGATAATAGAGTACCTTTAAGTATTCCATTTTATTTTGAGTGGAATGATTATGACGAGTTTAATAAACCTATCCCGCATATAATTAAAGATACGGATATTATAAAAGGTGTATTAAAAGAACAAGCACGATACAATGCAGATATATTAACATTTGAATTTAGAAATGTTATAAATAATACAATATTATTAGAGATACCTACAAAAGATTTACAAATTCTTAGACCCGGTATTGAATATGTATTAGGGTTTACATTATACTCAAATGAAGATACACCAGAATTAGCGTTACTTAAAGAATTACCAGTAGTTGTTGATAGGGTTATGGTATGAGCAAATCAGTTATAATAAATGATATAAACAATGCTTCTCCTAATGTTACTACCCATATAATACCCGCGATTAGGGCTATAAATAAAGGCAGTAATTACGACGATTTAGGAAATAAACCTATATATAATATAAATTTATTGGAAGAAGGTTTTGAGCCGATAGAAGGCGAATATTACCGTCATACAGGGGAAACTAATAATACTTTTACAACGGGCGTTATTTATTATTATAAAGAAGGCATATATACCCCTATAACAGGTAGTGTAAAAAGTACATCTAATAATTTTGCTTGCACTGGAATATTAGAAAAAAGTAAATGGGTAGATAAAAGTATAGTATATACAGAACCTAAATCACTTAAATACTATGATGTTAGTAGTTACACAGAAAAAGTAAAATGTGCTGGAATTAAAAATAATATCTTATATCAATTTAATTCTAACGGATATCATAAAACAAATTTAGAAAATCCTGATGCTCACGAATTTATTAGTTGGAGTTCAACAGGTATTGAAAACCTTGACGGAAATGTAGACCCGATAATGTGTACTACCGGTATATATGGTGCTTATGGTGAAGCATTATATATATTATGTAGTGGAAATGGAACAAGTAATCCCGTAATTATTATGTTTGATGTACCACAATATAATTATGTTGATTATATAGTTGCTACTGAACTGAAAGGTAACATATCGTCTATTATTGTATTACCTGCAACTAATGGAGAAGAATCACCAAATGTATGGGGAATAAAAGATAATACAAAACTTATACAATTCGGAGATACAGGTACACCGGATAAATTTAGTATTGATTTACCTGAAAGAATAAGTGATTCTAATTTATGTATATATAATAATGAATTATATATTACAGGCGGAAGCATAAAAAATATATATAAATTTAATTTTGATACGAAAGAAATAACTAAGGTATGTACTGTACCTAATTATTTTGGTCCGTCTTTAGTAGACGCACCTTGTTATGCTATCGTAATCAATGATAAAATATATGGTATAGATACTTCTAATAATTTAGTTGTATATGATATGAGTGGCGCTAAAATCGGAGAAGTACCAAAAATATTAACTAACGAAGATTATAGCAGCCCTATATTCTATTGTACATTGATTTACCATAATAGCAATTTATATATATCACATTGCTTGGCACAAGGTTATAATAACCCAGTTGGATTTGTTATTTCCGAATTAAAAGATATTAGGTATGAATATTCTATTGAAAACGAAGGAATAAAGGAAAATTCTGCAACAAGTATAAGTCTTAACAGTAATTATCCTATAATAGATGCGACTAAGACACAAGGAAAAATATCACTTATAAGTAATAATACACCTGACGATAATAAGTATTCAATAATTCAAGTACCTACGCAAGATACAGGTATATTAGAAGTATTAAATACTTATAGAATACAAAAAATATCAGAAGTAGAAAATGATAGAGGTTTTGTTACAGATAAACAAGTAAATAGTGCTATTAAATCTTTTAATCAAACATATCAACCTGATTGGGAAGAAGAAAATCCAAATTCTGTAACATATATTAAAAATAAAGATAATGTTAATTATACATTAACAGAATCAGATTGGACTGATGACTGTTTTTCGTCAAGTAACATTACACTTACTACCACTGAGGGTGAATATTTAAGTGACTATGGTCAACTTAATAATGATAATATTATTACACAAGGAAAAATAACATTAAATGACGAAACAAGTGACGTATTAGTTAGAAGAATAAATTATTCCCTTACGGACGAATTCAAAAAATTAGTTAATAATAGTATATTTTACACAGTTGATGGTATAGAATACAAACAACTCATATTAAATGGAATACCTGAAAATGAAGAAATAGCACAAATACAGTGTATAGAGAATCCTCCTACAGGTGACCCGTTCTTATGGGTGGTTCATACTGGTGACGAAAACCGTGAATTAGACGATAACCCAACGTATGAATCAAAAGATGGAGTAAATTATACTGTAAGTACAAGGTTTAAGGGCAAATACAGAATCTATGCTACAGAAGATATGTGGATATGTAATTTAAGTTCAAGAAAATATGATAGTAGTTCAGGAAAATATTATCAAACAATTGAACAGACTAATAATAAAAATGTTGCTTATTGGGATACGGTTACTTTCAATGTAGATAGAGATGCGTATTATACTGATGTACAAGTATGTAAAGACGAAGGTAAAACATATTTTATGCTACAAAGTGAAAATACAAATGTTATAAAAAGAAATAGCGCATCTATAGGTTATTGGCAATCTGTATATAAACCAGCTTCTACAATTAAATTTAATCTTATAAGGTGTATTGGCGATTATATATTTGTATTTGATACAAGTGGAAATTTATTACGAGCACATATCTACACTACGCCTGGAAGTACAATTGACATTGACTTTCCTAATAATTTAGGTAAACCACGTAATAAAAATATAGAAGCGTTAAAATATCTAAACAAACGTTATATATATTCTGATTATGCTTCTTCTGGGACTTATTATATTTATAATTTCGGTGCTAACTTTGAAGGTAATCCTACATTTGATACTGCTACTAAGTATATTTCGCACGGAGCATCTATGCCAAGATTATTATATTGTATAAATGGTAGATACTTAGGATTAGACAATACTTCAACAGCAAAGAATACAAAGGTTGTATATACAGATGTATTACAAAATCCTTCGTATTCAAGAATTGTATTCGATAGTTATTTTTATCACGATTATCATCAAAACAATACAGACAGTAAAATTAGATTATATAAATATAAAAGTGCTCATAATATAAGCAGAGACGAAAAAACAGGTAACTTTTATAGTAAATATGGTGAAAAACCTACAATTCATATAACTGCAATACCTGCGGCAGTTAGATTTGATTTAGTGGTGAATGAATATGCCGAATTATGATATTATAAAAAATTCAGTTATAACTGACGATATAGATATACCTGATGTTGTATTTATAGATGATGACTATGAAGACCCTACCATAACAACCTATATTATGAATGGGGTCAGAGCAATAGTAGGTGAAAAAGCGTGGATATTTAATACTACAGAAGAAATGAACGAGTGGTTAAAAAATCCATTAAATATTGCAAAATTAAATGCAGGCGACGATATAAGAATAATAGCAGAAGGTGCTTCTAACTATTGGTGGGACGGTAACCAACTTAGAGTTACGGCGTCCGGTTTAACAATAGAGGAAGTAGCAAGAACTTATAAAGAAGCCGTTAATAATGTATTTAAGTAAAGAGGTAGATAAAGATGAATCCATTTATACCAGCATTACAAGAAATTAAAAATTATATAGATTCAAAAATAAAACCAGCAGATTTATCTAAGATATCACCACAAACTGCTGACCCTTCTATAATATACCTTAATAACGCTGATAATAGTTATGAAAAAGGTATGTTGTATAAGGTGTATCTGCAAGATGATAAAATGACTTGGGTTAAATTTGCAACTGATAATACTGTTGTTTATAGAAAAAACACTGCCTCAGATAGATGGGTTATAAACCATAATCTTAACAAATTACCTGTTAATGTAATTGTTAAAGATAGTGCAGGTTCTATAATAATACCAGATATATCATATAAAGATACTAACACAATTGAATTACTTTTTGCATTCCCTACAACCGGAAGTGCTTATATAAATTAAAGGAGAAAGAATATGCCGAGTTTTTATAACAATATTAACTTGAACAAATGTGAATTACAAAATGCTGTAATTCAGAATTTAACAACGGCACCAGAAAATGCTAAGATGGGTCAGCATTACTATAATACTGCTGATAAAACAGAGTACATTTACAACGGTACAACGTGGATTCCTATTGCATCTGGTGATGGCACAATTAAGAGTGTTACTGCTGGTAATGGTTTAACCGGTGGTGGTAGCACGGCTAATGTAACTGTATCTATGGGTACACCCAGTGATGTAACACTTACTTCTGCGAATGAAGTAACAAATGAATCACACACTCATAAATTAGTTATTCCTGATGCAAATGCATCTGCAAAAGGTCTTGCACAAAAAGCAACAGACGCAGAATTAACTGCTGGTACTGATGACACTAAATTTATTTCGCCTAAGCAGTTAAAAACTGGTATTGCTAATAAATTAGACAAGAATACAGCAATAACTGGTGCAACTAAATGTAAGATTACTTATGATAGTAAAGGTCTTGTAACCAAAGGTGAGAATTTAAGTGCTTCCGATATTCCTGACCTTACATTATCAAAGATAACTGATGTAACTGCCTCTACTACTGAGGTAAATTATCTTGTAGGAGTTACATCCGGTATTCAAGAACAATTAAATAGTAAAGCGACTGGAACTGCATTAACGAGTCACATAAACAACAAAGAAAACCCACACAGCGTTACTAAAACTCAGGTTGGATTAGGTAACGTTACGAATGACGCTCAGGTAAAAAGAAGTGAAATGGGTGCAGCAAGTGGTGTTGCAACACTTGACGCAAATGCTAAAATACCAACAGCACAATTACCTGATTATATTTTGGGTCAATTACTTTATGGAGGCAACGTAGCAGCAGGTCCTATTGCTACATTATCAGTAAACGCAAAAGCAAAATTAAATACCGCATCAGCAACAATTACCTTAACTAATGATAATACTGCTACAACAGGTTATGTATCTAATAACGGTATTTACTATATCGCTACTGAAACATTTACTTTTGCTGGTATTGAATTTAAGGTAGGTGACTGGTTACTTTCTAACGGCAGTGCTTGGACGAAGATTGACAATACTGACGCTGTAACAGGTGTTAAAGGTGATAAAGAATCAAGTTACAGAATAGGCAATGTTAATATAACTCCTGCTAATATTGGCGCATTACCAGATACTACAAAAGCGGAAGATATTGGAGGATTACCCGATACTACAACTTATGTAAGTTCTATTAAAGAAGGTACTGCTAACGGAACTATTGGCGTATCTACTAAAGGTGGCGCAGCAGTAGATGTTGCTGTCCACGGATTAGGTTCGGCTGCATATAAAACAGTAGGTAGTGCAATAGGTAACTTACCTGAGGTTGGTACTGCATTAGGTACTACTGCTAATGTTCCTGTTTTAGTTAACGCTTCTGGAAAACTTATTCCCGGCAAAGCAGCAATAGGCGATGCCGCTTATAAAGGAGTTGCTACTGAATTACAAAGCGGTAATAATAACCTTGTTACAAGTGGTTTAGTTGCTGACGCTATCGCCGGATTAGATAAAGGTACTGTAACGAGTGTTGCATTATCAATGCCTACTGGATTTACCGTTACGGGTTCTCCTATAACAACAGCAGGTACGTTAAATGTAACATTAGCAAGTGGGTATTCGTTACTTAGGAAAAAAGCATTCACAATAAGTGCTGCAACAGCAGTAGATTCAGGAACAGATGCTTCTTATACATTAACACATAGTTTTGGAACGCAAGAAGTTGTCGTTACAATAAGAGAAACTGAAACAAATGAAGTTTTATATGCAGATGTTGTATTAGCAGCAAATTCTATAACAGTAACATTTGCAGAAAAAGCAACACAAACTTTCTCAGTTGTTGTTATGGCATAAATATACTAATCAGCGTATTCTAATAAAATAGTAATGAGGAACTAATATGAAGAATTATTCAAAAATAACTGAAAACAAAGATATCTTAACAAAGGAATACGCTGATTCTACTTATGCAAAATTAAGTGGCGGTGTTACTTATACAAAGTTAGTAGGCTCAGTTAATTTTACCGTAACACCTTATACTAATGACCCTTATTTTTTAGACCAGAATGCAGCAACGTGGTCAGAAAATTCAGTTGTTGGTAACAAAGCATTAACAAGTACAACTGATATTGGACTATTTATTGGTAATTCTTATGGAATGACAGTAAATATTCAGGGTACATCATATTATAGTACGGCTACGGCACAAGATGGAAGTAGTTATGGAATGCCAGGTACTAAGATACTATTATTTAGTATGGGAGATACAGAGTTTTATATATACGACCATTGTACTATTGTAGAAGATACTGTACAAGCAGGAGATGGGTGTATTATAGCCACAAATTTAAGTTCTGGCATAACAATAGCAGATATAAATTATTTTTCAGGTGACCGTGGAATAATAAACCCTGTTACAATTACTAATTCAGCGATTAAAATAAATAGTGCTGTTACAATGTATATCAATACAGATAATGTTATTAACGGCACAAAAACAAATGGCAGCATTACACTCACAGCAAGTAGTATAGGTTCTGTAAATTATGAATTAGAAATATTTGCTACTACAACAGAAGGACTGTTTGAAATAATAAATACATATAAACCTGTATTAACAGAATCTACAGTATCAGGTTGGGGATTTACAAAAAATACAGGTACGGTAACATCAGTACAGGCTAATGGAACAAATTTTAACCCTGACGCAACAGGTAAAGTTGATTTGGGAAATCTTGGAGGAGGTTCAGGACCTTTACAATTCACTGACACTGTTGTTATGACAGAGGCTGAATTTTCTGAAGCGTATCTTGCTGGCACTTTACAAGATGATAAATTATATTTAATTGAAGGCGAGACAGGAACGGTAAATTTTGTTTCTACCGCTGACCATATAGTTTATAATAATGCTAATTCTGGACTTACGGCTACGAATTTACAAGGTGCTGTTGATGAAATGTGTCAAAGATTACTAACAACTGCACAATTAAACAAACTCATTGCCTTATTAGACAAACTAACAGTTGCTAATGATTCCGTTACCTTTAATACAATAGTTAAAGCGACAACCTTTGATGTTCAATGACGAGGTGAGTTATGCCTATTTATATTTATAAAGGTAACAGTCAAATTAGTACAAATCCGATACGAAACACTAAGGTAGTTAAAGCAATGTACGCTAAAGAACAAGGAAAAGATATTGTATGTGTTTGGGGGATTGACAGGTCTATACCTTATGACAAAATGTTTACATATACGGTAAGTAATGATAAGATAACAATTACAGGACTAAAACCTGAAGTAAAAACATCGTCTATAATTATTCCAGATACGATTTCGAACAAACAAGTTTCTTTTATTGCTAATTCAGCATTTGAAAATAATAGTAAAATAGTAACCATAACTATTCCTGACAGCGTGACGAACATTGGTCTTTGGGCTTTCTCCGGTTGCACCGGGCTTACGAGCGTGACAATCGGTAACAGCGTGATGGGTATCAGCACGGGTGCCTTCTATGGTTGCACCGGACTTACGAGTGTGACAATCCCTGATAGCGTGACATACATCGGCGATTCTGTCTTCTATAATTGTACAAGTCTTACGAGCATCAATTTCAACGGAACAAAAGCACAATGGAACGCCGTATCTAAAGGTTCGAATTTGGTTAAAAACGCGGGGACGTCGCAGGTTAATTGCACGGACGGGATAGTCCAAATATGGAAGTAAATAAAAACAATGGCAACGAATTATAAAATCAACAATGTCGATATAGACAGTATATATGAAACTTTCACTACTTCGGTTGCTCAACAATATGGTGTGACAGATAGCAAATTTACCGATTCTACCGCCAAATTTAAGAAAAACAGACAACCGTTGAAAACTGCCATTGGAAAAACATTCCCTACAAGTGCGGGTACACATTTAGGTGGTTCAAATACCTGTACTCAATACAAAGTAAATGGACAACCTATTAATGTTGCTCTTAAAGGTTGCCGACCTATAGGAATTCCATTAGCAACATTATCCGTAGGTACACACTATATAAATAGAGTAAATGGAGAAACGTGGCTTTCGACAAGTGCAAATTCAGCAACAGGAACTCGTTTAGATTACAATCCTAAGTTTATTTTTGTAGAACTCCAAGGTGGTGGTGGTGGTGGAGCATCTGCATTTGCTAATGGTTCAAATGGCGACCGTAGAGAAAAACCCTCGTCACCGGGTATTCAAGGAAGTGGTGGTGCAGGTGCGGGGTTCCACGCAGGTCGTGCTAATCCAGGTATTGAAGGTGGCGATGGTCTTGCAATTATTTATTATTAGGAGACACAATTATGGCTGTATGTGAAAACGCAACAGGACAATATTATAAAGTTCTTTTAGAAAACAGTTATATAAAAGACGGGTTCGTTTTTGTGTCGGTTGTACGATATCCAAATCAGGAAGAACGAGACCGCGAAAAGGCAAGAGAAAAGCAGTTGTCATTGTTTTTAACAAACGCAAAACAGCGATATTTAGAAATACTTTCCGAAAGTCAAGACCAAAACACTGAAAGTGAAATACAGTACGAAGAGGAATTTGAAAGGATAATATATACTGTTGAAAACTTTTCGACAATAAGAATAGGTCAAACATATCCTGTAATAACAATTTCTGATAAAACAAAACAAGAGATAAACAGTCTTGGATTTTCAGATGATTTTATAACTAACCCAGTATTAGTTATTGATTATATTACTATTAACTGTGGTACATATGATAAAATGCCATTATCACTTGAATATCTATATGAAAAATTAAAGGGCAGAATGTCAGAAATAACGAATGTTTGAATTATATAAAACTAAATATTTATATGATAAGGAAAAGATTATGGAACCATCAAATGATAACGGAAGAGAACTATTTATAGTTTTCTGTATTTGTACATTTTTTATTGGATTAGTATATCTGTTATTACACATATCTGGCACAGAAATCGGAAATATAAAATTTTAACTAATCTAATAAAATAAGTATGTAATTATAATTAAAAGGAAATAATATAATGAGCATAGAAATACAAGGTGCAAAACAAAGCCCAAGATATGAAGATAAAATATGGTATTGGTATTATGGCAATACCTTTACTTTGTCGTGGAAATTACTTCTTAAAGTAAATGGAATACCTATGGATATTAAAGATACAGATTATGTTACATTTACTTTTAATCAGTGTTGTAGAACTGTTTATACTTTTACTTGCGAAAATATTATTGATAATACTTGCATACTTGATTTTACACAAGAAATTTCTAAAAAATTCAGACCTGGTGATTATACATTTTGTATAGATTTTTATGAGAGAATAGACGAAAATAATATTCGTAGAACTACTATTGGAACAGCAGAACAAAACAGAATTATTGTAGAGGAGTGCCATTAAAATGTACGATGTAAATGTAGAGGTAACTTATTCAGCGGACTTATTACCCGCATTAGTTTCTGAAGGTGAAGTACAAGCGTATAGGTATATAAGAAAACAACCCGGTGGCGGTGGTTGTGATTGCAATTATACAGCAATAAAGGATACACTATCTATTGATAGATGGATTACTAATGAAATACACGAAGAAGGAGAATTTCCTGTACAAGTGGATTCAATGACATTAGTAACATTAGATGGTACAACAAAATATCAAATAGATAAAACAAAAGAAAATACATTTGTAATTGGCAATACAAATGATAGTGAATTACAAAATATTGGATACTGGTCTTTTACAGGGTCGGGTATTCAATTATTTATAAATTTACCGGAAACAGAATCAGATACAGGTGACTATGCACCTATTATGTTTACTGAAGAAACCGATACTTACTTTAAGTATTCGGAAGAAGACGAAGGTATTTATTTATATATCTATAAAACTGATTATGAAAACTATAAAAAAGGCGATATCGTATTCGTAATGAGTTTAGAATTTTCTTCAAGCATCGGTGATACTTATTTAGGGTATATAACATTTGGACCTATAACACCCGTTTCAGAAGAACTGTTAAAGTTACCTTGTGCTAAATTTTTCAGATATAATTTTCCAAAAGACTTAAAAGGAACTTCTATTACTATTGACGGATTATTCAGTAAAAAAGATAATGAAGATGTAAGAAAAACATTTACTATTGATTATTTAGAGAGTTTTAGTGGTGAAGATTATCCTGTTGGTATGAATATGTATATGGACCTTACCATAGAGGATACACAAAATGAATTTTCTGCTATGGCGTATTTATTTAACGATAATTCTCCAGGATTATCCCCTAATGGTTTTATTTATGTACTGCCATTAAATATGGAAGATACTGATAACACAAAGAGTTATGGTTTAACTAAAATATTTTCATTAACGACAACTGGTCTTGCCCCTGTTACATATACATATACTGACGAAAATATTAAAATAAATTCTGCAATAAAAGTATATCTCAATGACAGCGAAAATATTCAAATAATTGATAGACAAGACGGATATATTGAATTTAAGAGAAGTAAAGTAGCGAATATTCCATTTAATATGGAAATATTAGATGCTGACGAAGAAGGGTTAGTTACTTTATTTAATTCGTATAAAGAACCTGTTCCAACTAAATTAAGTCAATTTCAAAATGATACTGAATATTTAACGAAGGATAATATAAATGTAACATCTCCTATAATAAAAGGCAGTACTCTTAATGGAGAAATTGATTTATGGTTACAATCATCGTATAATAATGCATTCGCACAATATTCATCTGGTGTAAAGACTGGAACATTAAAAGTCGATAGTTGGGTAGAAAAATCAGGTTATTATATTTATGCTATTGAAGATTATAGTATTTTTAATTATAACACCGACGTACTTATGACTGTTAATAGTCCTGTAACGTTAGAAACTTCAGATTTAACAGACCGTAAAATAGAAATTAAAACAAAAACTAAACCAACAGAACCTATACCGTATTCCTACAAATTACTTGCAACTAAGGAAAAAGGTCAACTTACAATAGTAAATACTTATATACCGACTGCCGGTGAATGGGTAACTGTAACAGGTGAAACAGCAACTTTAACACAAGCAGGTACTTATCAAGTAATTATACAGAATGGTGCACAATCAATTATATATTGGGATGGATCCACGATAACAGAAGGAATAAAAAGTACTGATGCAGAAGTTGATACAAATAATATAACTATCAATACGACTTATCCACATATTGCTGTAAATGGTACATTATCTATAAATCATATTGTTGTTTCGAACACAACAGGTTCGTGGGTAAAAACGACAACTACCTTGTCGGGTTTCAAATATCGTAAGATAAATTAACAATAGCAAGGAGATTAAAATATGGGATTATTTAGTAAATTATTTAGCCGAAATAAGCCCGAGATTAACTTAGAAACGACAATTAAAGAAGATATGAATAATAAGTTTATCGTTCCAGAAAAATATAATGCAGACCGTATATGGGCGTGTAATCAGTATATTAACAGATATATGGAAAGCATACATATAGATTCAAATGACGAACATCTTAATAATTGGAATAAAGGCAGACTTCACGCATATAATACTCTTTTACTTAAATTAAAAGAACTTAACTCTGCTGAAATTTTAGAATTTGCAAAATGTGAAGCAGAATCTGTGAGATTAGGTGAATACTCGGCATTTAACAGTGGTATGTACGAAGTATATAGAACATTTAGTACGATTGATATGAAACAATTAGTACAATCAGAAAGACTTAAAACTAAACCTAAATACAATAATTAAAAAGTTTTTTATTATATATAATAGTATTGTAAGAAAAATAAATAGAGGAGGTAAAAAATGGCTTTTGATGAAAAACAACTTGACGACATTCTGAGTAAGTACGATGACGAAGAAGCAGTTGAAGAAGTTAGCGAAAGTGAAGATGATGAGCAAGGCGAATTAGTAGATATGTCTAAAACTAATAATTCAACAACTATAACTGAATCTCAAAAACAAGTTGATAATTTCACTCGTACTGGCGGAAATATTATACAAGAAAGATATGCTAGTGGTGAAGCAACAATGCAAGATACAGTTAAAGATATTGCCCACGTTGCAGTTGCCTCTAAAGCATTAAATGACAAAGACGAGAATAACAAGCAATTCTTCCAAGAATCCGTTGAACAAACGCACGAAGCGTTAAAAGAAAGTTTCAAAGCGAATGTTTATCAAGCACAATCACAGAAAATTGATGCAAAACGGCAAAAGGCTGAACAGTTCTATATTATGTTCCGCCCTATTCTTGAATTTGATTTTTCAAATCTTTGTAAAGTACAGAAAGTCCGAGTCAACAAACCTATACTTAAAAAGAAAGGCGAGGCAGATAAAATTGACGATAAACCTCAATATGAATATATTGAGCAGAAGCCAAAGAGTTATGCTGACAGGTCTTACGGCATACCCCTTATGGTTTTAATGCTTTGTTTATTAACAATCCCGTATTGTATAGTAACAATAGTATTGTCAATATTTAATGCAATTAACCAAATCTTTATGCAGATTTCTAACTTTGGAAAAACGGCACTTATATTCTGCTCGTCTATGGCTGGTGTGACGATTATTGGATTAGTGGTGTATGTAATTTTACTTATCATAGAATCAAGTTTCGGAGTCAAGATATTCCGATAGTGTTCTATGCCGGAATTAGAAAATACTATCACTCAAAAGAAAAAATCATCAGTATTTACTAAATTTTTCAAAGGTTTCGGGTTACTTTTAACTTACGAAATCATAGAAGAATTATTAGAAGAGGCAATAGCGTGGACAATTACCACTGTATTAGCAAGAGCATTATCGTTCTTATTAGTTGTAGTATTAACACAATGCACTAAGGTAACGATTAAATACTCGGTTAAAATGCTTAAAGTCTTATTAAAGCCGCTCGTAACTAAATTAGTATATAGACCCGGTAATGATAAGGTAAACTTTATAAAAAAATTATTCTGTAATATATTCAGAATAGAATCAAACGATAACTCAAACGAATTGATTGAAGTCAAGAATGATGAACAAAATTCATCTGAAAATAATAAACAGGAGGCAGTCATTATGGCAGATAATGAAGTAAAAGTTTCCAAATTCAAACAATTTGTTGCAAGAGTTGTTGAATTTGTGAAATGCAACAAAAAATCCATCTTATCGACAGCAACTGCTCTCGCAACTTCTGTTGGTAGCGGTGGTGCGATTCAGATGTGGTGTGCTTTAACTAATTTACCTAACTTGTACACTTGGCTTATTGCAGTTATAATTGGCATATTTATGTTTGTTTTAACTGAACTTGGTGTAAGTGCTCGTGGTTGGGAATCCACTGCTAAATTTCTTAGGCGTAAAGCAGAAGACGATGCGGAGAAAGATGCTGTTAAAACAGCCAAAGCCGCAATGAAAGTTGTTGCTAAGACTAAGAAGGAAGCAGAAAAACTTGCTGCAGAGAATGTTAAATTAGCCAAAGAAGCAGAAGCCAAAGCGAAAGCGGAAGCGTATCTTAGAGACCACCCTGAATTGCTCAAATAATTAAAGGAGGATACAAGGATGGAAGAAAAACTTGCTAAACTTAAAGCAATTATCGAAAAGAAAAAGGCTTTAAGAGATGCTCATCAGTTTAATTTCGATGCATTAGAGCAACAGCAAAAAGATTGTCAAATGCAAATTGATGCTTTAACTAATAAAATTGCTGAACTTGAAGCAGAGAAAGATAAAATCAGACCTGAATTGGAATGTTATATTGCTGATGTTGCTGAATTAGAACAGGCGTTCGAAGATATAACTTTTGTTGAACCAGTAGTTGTAAAACAACCCGAAACTGAAGAAGTTACTGCAGAACCTATCAGTGGAATTAACGGTTTAGCACTCTAATATTCTATTTGTTAATAGACAGAATATATATTACCTAAGATAATGTTATGTGTAATATATATCTGTCTATTTTACTATTATTTAGCAAAGGAGACCAAAATATGATAAAAGGGAAGTTATTAAGATACCGAGAATCTCATACAGATGAACAGGTATTGTCAATGGTCTTAATTATATCTTGTATAATATTAACTATGTTCTTTGCAATAGTTAGATTATGTAATGGATTATGGTTTAGATATATTGACTTCAATTCAGTTAAACTGCCTTCGTTTATAATACAACAACATATAATGATGATACTACAAATATTTGAAATGTTATTCTGTTATAAGTTGTTATTACGAACTTCCTGGCTAATATCTTTAATACTTGCAATTATTCATACAGTATTATCTGGTTATATACCATATCCTTATAATATTATAGTATGCAATATATTTTGGTTAAGTTGTGGTTTGATAACTACCAAAAGTTGGAAAACAATAGTTGATTTTATATTTCTATTTACTGTAATAAGTTTATATGGCTTATTATTTATAAATGGATTATCTACAACTTTGTCAGCTCAAAATTCCAACTTTCTTTATAACGTATTAGGTATGATTGACTATAAGTTATTTATTGTCAGTCTATATTTAATAATAAATTATTTTGGAGGTATCAAATTATGCAAGAAAAAACCAACACTAATTTTGTTAAATCAGCAAAAACTGAACAAAACAAAACCACTCCCGACTTCCCCGGCTGTACATTCTTATGGTTCGGAAACGACAAATCAGCAATGACCGACTTGAAGAAAATTGTTGAAATTAAAAAATAGCAAATGAAAAAGATTAGCCTAACACAACAACAGTTTGATAGGTTAATTAAGATTTATGTTAAAGGCGGTTTCATTGTTGTATTAGCGATTGTTATCGCCTTTTCCATATTTCTTAATAAACTACCACAAACAATAATATTGTTACTGTCTTTCTTTATATCTCAATTATTCTATAAACAACAGTTTCACGCAGGTAGTCTTAAAGTATGTACGTTATTATCTATATGTTTATTTACGATAATAATATATTTATTACCTTATAATATATCTTTTATGATACCGGCGGTTATAGGAATGTTTGTAGCATATTTTAGTTGTAAAGCAGGAACATTACAAATTAGATTAAATAAGTATAAAGATATAGAATGTAAATATACTGAATTACTTAACTTATATGATAATGGTAGAATAATACCAAGACAATTTGATATAAATACCTGTACAAAGGAAGAATTGATTTATAGATGTAGAGAGTTAAATTTTACACAGAGAAATATTGATTTTTGTGTTAAGATGTTTATAGATAAAGTTTCAATAAAGGATTATATAAATTCACCTGAGAATGTAGGATTACTATTAGACGAACAACAAGAACGAAACAGAAAAACAAGATTAAAGAAAGCATTAACAAATAATAAATAACAAGTTATATTATATTTTTATTATACGATTTTGTAATTTATAAAAAATTTATTCAATAAATTATAATTGAAGAGGCAAACAAAGTAAATATGTTTTCGCCTCTTCTTTTTTTATTATGTTACTTTGGTTGCCTCTTTATTAGTTGATAAGGAGGTTATTTTTTATGAAAGTAGAATTCTACAATGAATTAAACGGATTAGACATTGATATCACAGATAATGATATAAAAAATATTCTCCATTTTGATTTTTCTACATTTTACCCTGACGATAAAGAAGAATTAGGTGAACCTATTGTAGTTCAAAGGAGAGATAAAAATGGAAATGTTAAAAGATAGTTTAATCAGTATAAATTTATCTACATATAAAAAATTGCTTGAAAAAATAGTAGATGGACAACAACTTACAAATGCCGATTTAGTTTTATTATCAATTATAAGAAAAGATATAAGCAAAGCGGTTGATATACCGCCGATAAATAAACTTATAGACGGAATAAAACAAGTTCAAAAAACACTGAAAGATTTTGATTTAAGTAAAAATGAGGAGGAAATTATAAATGATGCCAAATATGGGGTTTAATTATAACCGAAATTATAACCAAGAAATCAATGCACTACAAAATCAAATAGACCAACTTAGAGGGCTAAACAACCAGATACAGTCACCTATTTCTAATCCATCTCAATCAGCAAATAATGGGATAATTCAAATAGGTACTTATGTTGTAGTCAAAAGCATACAAGATATGGAGAATTATCCTGTACCTGTTGATGGAACGCCTGTCAATATATTTGTTGATAATACAGGCGCATTTTATAGTAAAAAGATGGTTAATGGTACTGTTAGTTGTCAACCTTTTTCATTCGCACCATTAAATTCTGTAAAAACAGACGATACACAAGAAAATAAATCGTCTGAAAATATGCCAGAATGGGCAGAAAATATAATTGATAGAATTTATGCATTAGAACAAAAATTATCAGAATCACAAAAAAGAACAAGAAAAACGGAAGAGGCGGTGATTAGTGATGGCGTTTAATTTTAACCAAATAACAAAAGCGGTAAAATTCGCAAATAAAATAAAAGACCCAAAACAAGCCGTAAATATGCTAATTGACCAAATAGAGAAAAAGAATAGTAAACTTGGACAAGAACTTCGAGTAGCCATAAATTCAGGTAAAAACCCTTCTCAATATATAAGAGAACAAGCCGATAATGGGATTATAAATATTGATAACTTTAATGAAGTAAAGAAATATTATACTCTCGCACAAAAATTCGGGCTTACTCATAAAATTGATAACAAAGAATGGGTCGAAATAGAACAAGCAATAAAAAATAAATCCACTAATAGTAATAACAATTTTACTTTTAGAGGTTTTTAGCAATGCTCTTATAAGTAGTGCGCAATACTTATAGGTGTAAATATAACAAGGAGGAAATTAGATATGGCAGATTATTCTCTTGGCGATATTGCCGCTCTTATGGACAGAGATGATAGAAAAGGCTGGGGAGATGGATTCGTAGGTTGGATTATTCTTCTCTTTATCTTCTTACTTGCAATAAGTGGCAATGGTTTCTTTGGTAATGGTTCTGCAACACAGGCGAGTCTTACGACCGCTGAACTTTATTCGGCTCTTGGAAGTCAGGATATTAAAAACGATATTCGTGACGGTTTCCACAGCGTTGAAAGCGGTATCTGTGGCGTTGATAAGGAAATTCTTAACAATCGTTACAGCACGCAACTCGGTTTCCAAAATCTTGGACAGCAAATGCAAGAATGTTGCTGCGACCTGCGTACGACAATCATTGAACAGAACCAAGCAACTCGTGATTTAATTCAACAGAATTATATTGAAGGTCTTAGAACAGCATTGTCCGATGCAAAAGCTGAAATCAGTAATCGTAACCAAAGCACTTATATTTTAAGTCAGTTGGGGCAGTATTATACTCACCCGTCCGTAAACCCTTATACTTGCTATAATAATTGTGGTTGTGGCTGCGTTAACAATTTAGGTTAATTTAATAAAAATTAAATAATCTATTTTGCACTTTGTTAGTGTAGTTATAAGGAAGTGTGAAATATCACTTCCTTTATTTATAAAAAATAAATTTTTGGAGGAAATAAATATGTCGTGTAAAAACAATCAATATTGTAAAAGCACTTTAAGTGCATATACAGATGCAACAATAACTCTTGAACAAGGCGATTTAATGCCTATAAATACAAATCAATCATTAACTGGTACTTCTATTACGCATACAGCAGGAAGTAAAACAATAAGCATTGTGAAACCAGGTATATATGTTATCGGGTTCAGTGCAACGAATACACAAGGAGCAACAGCAGGTGCTGTATCATTACAAATCTATAGAAATGGCGTGCCTTATCCATCGGGGCTTGTAACAAGAACACCTACTGCGACTACAGATATTGAAAATGTTTCAACTATAACAACTATAAATGTAAGAGAAATTTGTCCGTGTGCGGGTACAGGAACACCTTCGATTGATTTAACTTTTGTAAATACTGGTGTACAAGGTGTTTATTCTTATTTCAACGTAACTATATTTAAGATTGCATAAAGGAGTATATTATGAAAGAACATATTGAAAAAGCAAAAATGGCGATATTAAATAGAATAATAAAAGCAGTAGAAAATGTAGATATTAAAATGCCTTCCGAAGACCTTAAAACTCTTGCTTGCATTATAAAAATGTTTGACGAAGATGAAGAAGTTGAAGAAGTGATGCAAAAAGAAGAACCTGCTGTGTTACGAGTTCCTTTGGGGGTGTAATATGGTTTTTGTTAAAATATATGATTTTATGTTTTGTGAATTAAAGTACGCTAAAAAATATACAGAATGTGCTATAATGTATAAAACAAATAATGATATAGAAATGTATAACACTTGTATTAAATTAGCAGAAGCCGAATTATCTCACGCTGAAATATGGCATAATATGTCTGATACTAAGATTAAAAAACATACAGAAAAGATTCAAACAGATGAGTATCTTAGAGCGTTTATTGAAGATAAGGAAGCACATTTTTTACACAAATATGCAAAAGTTAAATATATGCTTGAATCCGCAAAGAAATAACTTATAATTAATTTATTTATAGCCGTCTAATCTGTAGGCGGCTATTTTTATAAAAAAAATAAAAAAAAATTAAAAAATTTATATTAAAATGGTTTACAAAATTAAAAAGATAATATATAATATAATTGTAAAAAGGATATGGACAAAGGTCCAGAGGAGTTAAAAATGAGAAAATCAGAACAAATGGTTAAAAGTGTTTACGAAATCAAATGCTGGTGGGGCGATGACTGTGACGATAGAACAATAAGATATGTTGTAGCAAGCAGTGAAGAAGAAGCAGACCAAAAGATGAAAAAATATGCTGAAATCCTTAAAGCGGAAGGTTGTGAAGAACTTCACTGGATTCCCGAAAACCATATTGTTGAAATAGACCGGGTAATCGTTTAATAAGGAGTTAAGAAAATGACGAAAGCAAAATTTTTATACAAAACAATAAACAAAGACGGCGACATTGAATGGTATTACGAATATCGTGGATATGAATATTCAATTACACCTTTCAAAACGGAGTGGTCGTTATCGGAACTCCACAAGAATGAACAAAGCAACATAGATAGGCTGATTGAAATAAACCATAAGCCTCCCTTTAAGGGCGAACCTGCTGAAAAAGGGTTTGAACTCTTTTGGAAATATTTGGAAGGATAAGATAAAATGATGAAAAAGAAATATGTAATATAATCGGTATTCACTATGACAGCGAATAAGATTGTTAAAAGGAGAACATAACAATGGCACTGATAACTAAGAACGGATTTGAAATATGTAACAGAAATGATCACGACCTTTTCTTTGATAACATTGTAAACGAGGAAGTTAAAAATAATTTCAACGATAACGAAATTAAAGATATTATTGAAAGGTGGACTGAACTTGTTCTTGAAAACGACGATATGTGGAGAATATATTGGAATTTGTTAAAACAAGTTATAAATGAATATTCTAATAAAGACTAAGTAGAGGAAAGTATTATGAAAAGAACTTTATTAAGAGATGAAAGGGGCGGCATTCTTGCTACCGTACATATTCAAGATAATGGCGATGTAATTATCTATGATAAAAATCTTCATTATAAAGGGAGATATCTTTCTAAAAATGATTTCACTCTTGACGAGAATGGAAGATATGTTGGAAGGGGTAACCTTACAGGTACACTTATAACTAAATAACTATGTTAGCACTTATGTTTTTTATCGGAGCGATAGTAGGTATTGCTCTTGGAATTATAATAACTATGTTCTGTGCAAAAAATTATCTTGGAAAAGATATATTAGAAACTAAGAAAAGGAAAAAGAAGAACAATGAAAATACCACTGACTCAAAGGAATAATACACAAGCAAAACTATATATAGAGAAACCAAATAGTTCTGGAAACATAAACAGATTCTATATATCTGATGTTGTATATAGTTATGAACCAACTGATACTATATCTCGTTTTGGAAACGCCCAAAGAGTAACACCAGACGGACTCCTTATTTTTGTTTTTAACGACAAAAAAGAAGTTGTTAATAATTTATACAGTAAAGATGTTAAAATCGCTTCTAACAAGGAAAATTCCGTTAAATTACCCGATTCTGTACAGACTTTATCTGAGAATATTTGTTCTTGTATAAATCAAATCATTCTTGGAGACGGTAACATAAAACAATGTTATATAGAAAAAGGTAAATTTAAGGTAGAGTATGAAAGAAAAGGTAAACTACATATTGCAACTCAACCTTTACAATAATTAAATAAAATGTAGTATATTATAAATAATATGATAACCATAATGATATCAACACCAAAAAAGTTAGTTGGGTTAGCCAGCTGCTTCATAGTATTTGAAAAGGTAAACTTAGATTACATTACAGCAATTAAAGAATTGCCAAATCGTAACTATGACCCAAAATCAAGAATATGGGAAGTACCTGTAGATAAATTACCTTATTTGGTATCTAAATTTAAGGATACGCCTATTACCATATACTATGATAAATTTGATATTAAACAAAGTTTAATTCCGAAAGATTTCAAATTTAAGACTAAACCTTATGGTTATCAGTTAGATGGTGTTGAGTATGGTCTTAATCACGAATCATTTATTCTTGCCGACGACCAAGGTTTAGGTAAAACGAAACAAAGTCTTGATTTAGCAGTTCTTCGTAAACAATTAGGACAAGTTAAACAATGCTTAATTATATGCGGTGTTAATTCACTTAAATATAACTGGCAGGACGAAGTTAAAATTCATACAGATGAAGATGTCTTTGTACTTGGTACAAGATATAGAAAAAATGGAAATGCTTATACAGGTTCGACACAAGATAAAATAAATGACCTAAAAAATCATAATGAATTTTTCTTAATTGTTAATATAGAAACATTAAGAAATGAAGATTTTGTAAAAGAATTAAGAAAGAAATCAGATGTTATAAATATGATAATATTTGATGAATTTCACCATTGCTTAACCCCTACTTCTGCACAGAGTAGAGGATTACAAAAATTAACCGATTTCAAATATAAAGTAGCAATGACAGGCACACCTGTAATGAATGCTCCACTTGATGTATATGTAGCATTAAAATGGTTAGGTGTTGAAAATGCTAATTTTTCTACATTTAGAAATTATTATTGCACCTTTGGCGGATTTGGTGGGCATCAAGTAACAGGGTATAAAAATCTTGATATTCTTAAACAATCTTTATCTTCTTGTATGTTAAGAAGACTAAAAGAAGATGAACTTGATTTACCGCCAAGAATAGAACAAGTAGAATATGTTGAGTTAAGTGAAAATCAACGTAAGATATATAATGAAGTAAGACAACAGATAAGAGACAATATTGATCTTATCGTTAATTCACCTAACCCTTTAACACAGTTATTAAGACTGAGACAAGCGACAGGGGATACTTCTATACTTAGTTCAACAATTCACGAAAGTGTTAAATTAGATAGGTTAGAACAGTTAGTAGCTGATATAACAAGTTGTGGTAATAAATGCATTATATTTAGTAACTGGACATCTATGACAACTCCTACTGCTGAAAGACTTCGTAAATATTATCCAGCAATAATAACCGGCGAGGTTGATACATATGAAAGACAGGAAGAAGTTAAAAGATTTCAAACTGACCCTAAATGTAAAGTACTTATAGGCACAATAGGTGCAGCAGGTACAGGATTAACACTTACTGCTGCAAGTTATGTATTCTTCTTAGATTTACCCTGGACTTATGCTAACTATGACCAAGCGTGTTGTAGGGCATACAGAATAGGTACTAAATCAACAGTTAATATAATATCATTAAATGCTCGAGGCACAATAGATGATAAAATCTGGAAACTTATACATACTAAAAAAGATATGAGTGATTTTATCGTTGATGGAAAAATACAAAAACTAACAAAGGAGGTTCTGTTGGATTTAATTGCAGAATAAAAACTATGGAATACAATGAAAAATTAGACAAATTACTTGAATCAACTAAATCAAAAAATGACGCTTGTAAAGTATTAACAGACGAAGTTAAAGCAGGTAGAGAAGAAATTAAAAATATATTACAAGCGGCAAATGAAACTAAGTATGTTGGACAAAATGGCATTTCAGTTTCTATTCTTGACGTTGATAAAACAACATTTAACCAAGAATTAGTCATTAAATATCTTAGAGAAAAAGGGTTAGACAAATATATTCATACAAAAGAATATTTTGACGAATCTGAAATTGCAATGGCTATGGCGAGAAAAGAAATTGATGCTGCAGATTTTGCACCATTTACAATAGAGAAACACGAATTAAGAGTACTTATAAAATAATTTTTAATTTTTTATTAAAAATCGTTTACAAATTTTTAATATTTTTGTATAATATATATTGTAACCTGATACTCAGTGCCAAGGTGAATATCGGACAATTGAATATCAGGGATTAAAAAGATAAAATCCTACCTATTAGATACTTGGCATATTTAGTAGGTAGGGTTTTTGTTTTATATTGGAGATTATATGGAAGAAAAAGAATTACAACGAATCACAAACAACGCAATTAAACAAAAACATAAAATGTCTAATAAACTTGGCGTTAAAACAAAAGCACTTTGGTTTGCCGCAGGTATCATAGCGGATAATAATTTACAACCAGGTGCAAATCAACAACAAGTTTATGAAATGTTAAAAGTAGTTGGTAATCAACTTTGGCAAGAATATCAGCAAAATATTAAAAAATGAGGTATTTATGGATTTAGTTAGTTTATTAGCATCAGATAGTTATATTATTTATAACAAGGAATTTGCAAGTAAGTATGGCGTTGAAGAGGCTATACTTCTTGGTGCAATGTGTAGTTATCAAAAATCTTTTAATAATGAAGAATTTTTTAGAGAGGAAGAAAAAATTTCCGAAGATACAGGGTTAACTGTATATGCTATAAGAAAAGCAAAACAGACGTTAAAAAATCTTGGAATTCTTGAAATATCTAAAAAAGGATTACCTTCTCGTCACTATTTCAAAGTTATACCTGAGAGGTTATTAAATCCTCTTTACAGTGGTAATGATTTCTATACCACTACTGGTAATGAAAACGCTACCACTACTGGTAATGATTTCTATACCACTGTAGGTAATGAAAACATTACCACTGCTGATAATGATTCCATTACCACTAATTATAATAATAATTATAATAAAAAAGATAATATAACTACTATAAATAGTAGTTACACGGAAACGGTTAATCACCGTTCCGATGATACTATAATTTCTTCTAAAAATTCTTCCCCTAAATCGTTAAATAATTTTAATGAAAATATTATAGAAAATGCAAATTTAACAAAAGCAAATTCAGATTTGTTAAAAACTAAAAAAGATAAAAATATTCAAAATAGATTAAATAAAGAAAAATCAATCTCAGTAATATATAAAAATAAAATTGCAAAGTTATTTAATGAAAATATTGCAAAATCGCTCTATAAGTGGATTGATGTTTTAGTTGAAAACAAGAAACTTATGACAAGCACACAATTTGATATGAGTATGTCAAAGTTAAAAGAACTTCAAAAACAGTATAAAGAATCGGAGATTATAGACTGTATAAACAATGCTGCGATGGCAGGATATAACAATTTTAACTATACTGTGCCAAAAACACAAAGTAATAAATACGCTAAACCAAATAGAACTTATGATATTCCCGCACCAAAGCCGGAAGATGGATATGGTGCACCTGATTTAATCGCAGAATATCAAAAACCTGGTATGAGTAGAAGAGAAGCCTGGGAAGTATATGTTAAGGAAAGAGAGGAAGAAGCAAAAGAAACAGGAGAGTTGCTTTGGGTATAAGATTTACAAAATTTATGATAATCAAAGTATAAAACATTAGAGGCAAACGATGCAATATAACTATAAATTTGAAAAAGAAAAATGTTGGTACAGTCAAGTATGCAGTAAATATAACACTATGGACTGCAATGGTGGGTGTGTCAGATATATTAAATTCCATTATCTGGTAACAAACAGCCTTTTACCTGAAAAACAACAAAGACCTAAAAAACTTATGGTACCTAAAAAAGATATAGGTGCTTATAAAGAATTAAACAACATTAAAAACAATATTGTTGATTTTGTTAAAAACGGGGAGAATCTTTGTATATGCTCTAACTTTACCGGTAACGGTAAAACTACCTGGGCGGTTAAACTACTTTTGAGATATTTCAATGAAATCTGGGCATATGATAGTTTTAATGTTCGTGGTTTATTTATAAATACCGCTAAACTTTGCATTGCTGAAAAAGAAAAAATATCGGCAAATAGTGAGTATATAGAACACATTAAAAACAATATAGAAAAAGCAGATTTAGTTGTTTGGGACGATATTGGCATAAAAAGTCTTACTGATTTTGAACACGATTATTTGTATAGTTATATAAATGACCGTGTATTTAACGGAAAGAGTAACATATTCACCACTAATGGTACATTAGATACGTTACCGGATATACTTGGTCCAAGACTTTATAGCAGAGTATGCAAGGACTGCACAGTTATTGAATTTAAGACAGGGGATAGTCGCAAGGAGTAAGAAATGATTGAAGCACAAGTATTGAATTATATTCTTAATACGAAAGACTATTCTATGATTGTACTTAACGGTATAGATAGTAAATACTTTCCAAATTATAAACAAGAATTTCAATTCATAACTGACCATTATAACAAATATGGCAATGTTTGCGATAAAGAAACATTTGTTAATAGATTTAATAATTGGGAATTTATTGATGTTCTTGAAACTAAGAAATATTTACTGGATAGTCTTGTTGAAGAATATGTATATAATCAAGCCGTACCTATTATAAAAAGAAGTGCTGACATTTTAACTAACGGAGATAGCCGTGAGGCAGTTGATTTCATCACTTCTAAAATGGCAACTCTTAATAAATGTTCCGGAATAGAAGCAGTAGAGTTATATAGCGACGTTGATAAAAGGTACGAACAATATTTAGATAAAATAACAAATCAGAAAAAATATTTTATAACAACAGGGTTTACAGAACTTGACGAAGTTCTTGGCGGTTGGGATAAAAACGAAGATTTTATTTTAATAGTTGCAAGAACTAATCAGGGAAAATCTTGGTGGGCTACTAAATTTGCAAATGAAGCGGCAATAAAAGATAACATCACTGTTGGTATGTATAGTGGAGAAATGTCCGAAGATAAAGTTGGTTATAGACTTGATACTATTAACAGTAATATATCAAATTTCAAATTACAAAAAGGCGTTGAAGATGTACAACAGAGTTACTATCAATATGCAAAAGATTATAAAGGGTTAAAGAACAAATTTTATGTTTGTACGCCAAACAGTCTTGGCGGTATGGCAACTGTTGCTAAACTAAAAGCGTTTGTAGAAAAATATAATATTGAATTACTTGTAGTTGACCAGTATTCTTTGCTTAAAGATGCTAATAACGCAAAAAATCGTAATGATAGATTTGAAGCGTTATCAATGGAACTAAAGTTATTGCAAACACAATTAAAAATACCTATTATGGTAGTAGCACAGTTGAATAGGTCAGCAACAGGAAAAGATGTAACTAATCCAGAAACGGATATGATTGCAGGTAGTGACAGAATCGCACAAGACGCAACAACAATTATAAGTCTTAAACAACGTGAAAATAGTATTATGGAATTAAGAATTATGAAACATAGAGATGGACACGTTGGCGATAAATTATTATATAACTGGGACGCTGACTGTGCAAAATTTACTTATATGCCAGCAGAAGATGATGCTAAATCTGGAGATACTTGTGAGGAAACTCATAACAGATATAGAGCAGCAGATAGTGACGAACCATTCTAATGATAACAGTAGCAGGTAGACAACTTAATACCAGTGTATTAGAAGTTATTCAAGCACTTAGACAGTATATGCTTGATTTAGGTGAGGATTATTTTCACGACATTAAAGATGTTGGTAATGATATAATGCTTACTTGTCCGAGGCATTCTAATCATAACGAAAGAAAACCGTCTTGTGGTGTTAGAAAGACTGACGGGTTTTGTCATTGTTTCACTTGCGGTTATGCTGTACCATTTGAAGAAATGATAAGCAATGTAATGGGTTATGATGACGGCGGTATAAAAGGAATACAATGGTTGTTTACGAATTTTATTGAAACTATATATAATATTCGTAACAATATAGAAATACCTGTTAGAAATGAAATATCCAGGTCAAATACATATATAACAGATGATGTATTAGATAAATATCGTTATTATCATAAATATATGTGGAAACGTGGATTGACGGAAGAAATAGTTGATAAATTTGATATAGGTTATAATAAAGAAAATAATACTATAACATTTCCAGTTAATGATATAAAAGGTAATTGTGTATTTGTTGCTGAAAGAAGTGTTATAGGTAAATTTTTCCATTATCCAAAATCAAGTGAGAAACCTGTTTATGCGTTAGATAAAATTGTCAAAAATAATATTAAAGAAGTATATGTAGTAGAATCTTTTTTCAATTGTTTAACATTATGGAAATGGGGACGACCGGCTATTGCTTTAATGGGTGCAAGTTTAACTGATTATCAAAAAAAGCAATTAGAAAAAACTGATATAAAAAGATTTATACTTTGTTTTGATGGAGATTCGGCAGGAAGGAAAGGTGCTAAAAGGTTTGAAGAACTAATGCCAAATAAACTGATTAAAGTTATAGATATGTATGAAGGAAAAGATGTAAATGATTTAACTTTAGAACAGTTTGAAAAACTTGAGAAAAAATATTTATAAAAAAATTAAAAAATCTATATTAAAACGGTTTACAAAATTAAAGTCTTAATATATAATAAATAATGTAAAAAGGATATAGGAAGTGACGACCCTATTATCAACAAAAAATAAAACGTCAAAATTGAGGTACAAAAATGTTAGCAACTTTTGATTCAAGAAAATCTTACTTTAACGACATCGGAACACAAATCACTGGCACACAAAAAACAGCGGAAGCACTTAAAATCAGTGGACTTGATTATCAAGTAGAAAAGAAAGAAATTTATCTTGCTGATGGAACATTGGTTAAAGATAAATTTGCAACCGTACGCAAAGATACAAATGATATTCTTGGCGTTGTAGGTAAAAATTTCAATATCGTACAAAACCAACAAGCATTTTCGTTCATTGACGAAATCATTGGCAATGGCGGTGCAGATTTTGAAACCGCTGGTGTTATTGATAATGGGCGAGGTGCTTTTGTGTTAGCAAAAACAGACCCTATTCAAATTTTGGACGACCCGTTTGACCCTTATATTTTGTTTAGTAACTACCACGACGGCAGTGGTTCATTAAAGGTTATGTTTACACCTATTCGTGTATGGTGCCAAAACTGCTTGGCAGTGGCTTCAAAACAAGCGTCACTTAAACTTTCAATTAAACATAGCAACCAGGTTATGAGTAAACTTCAAACGGCATCAGTTGTAATGAAAAATCACGCTGCATATATTGAAGATGTTAAGAAAGATGCAGAAATACTTGCAGTAACACCTTTTACCAGAGAACAGTTTGAAGACAGTTTGTATAAACTTATTCCTACAAAAGAAGATGCTACTAATACTATTTTAAGTAGAGCAGAAGATGCAAGAGTAGAACTTCTTAGGGCTTATGACCAAGCGGACCTTCAAAACTTTAACAATTCAGCGTGGAAAGCATTGCAAGCAGTATCTGATTACGCTTCACATTATCTTCCTAAACGTGATACAAATAACCCTCTTATTTATATGCAGCGTGTACAAAATGGTGAGATTGCAGCAATGCTTGGACTTATGATTGCTATCGTAGCAGCAAAGAACCCTACGTTAAAACTTAACCTTAAATACTAATCAAAGGAGTTGAAAGCAATGAACGCAACTTTCAAAATGTTATCAACAATAAGGGACGAAAAATACGCAAAAATGGCTAATGAAGAATTAGCCATTGCGTACCAGAATTCAGACTTAAATGCGTCTATACTCGCTGAAATGTATTGTAGAAACTTTACAATATTATATAATCTTGCAAGTAAATTTTATTCAATTCCGGAAGATGACAAAGCAAGTATAATCACACAACAACTCAATATCACAATGCAAGCGTTTGACGCTAATAAAGGTGTTAAATATATAACGTTTGCTATAAAAGATATAAACGAAAAATTCGTAGCATATCTTCAGAAATACAGCCGTAAAGGAAGAATAAATTTCTGTGATTGCAGTAGTTTAAGTAACGATACCGAGGACAACACAGGTTATGATAACGACGATAACTTTATCGCATATAATCATTTCGACAATTATATGAGTGAAGTTGAACTCATTGATACGATTAAACATAGTAACTTATCTTTAATTGAGAAAAAAGTATGTTATCTATTTATGAAAAGCGACACCTGTACAAGAGAAGAGATTGCGAATAAACTCGGTGTAAGCAGACAAACAGTTCAGATTGCCGTTAAAAATCTTAAGCAAAAATTAAAGTTTGTACTTGACTAAATTTACAATTTTAGTAGTTTCAAAAGTATATTACATTGAATACAATGGTTGAGGTATATATGAAATTAGCGAAAAAACTTTCAGTATGGTTCTACCGATGGGCTTGGAAAATAAAACCTATCGATAAAAATACACAAAATAATAAAAAACAAGGAGACACAAAAACAAATGGGAAAAATTAGTTACAAAGACATTGACAACTATTCTTCTTCTGAAAACAACACAACTTTCTTTACTCTTTCAAATGATGGCGATAGTGCTATCGTAAGAATTCTTGCAGACTCTATCGATGATGTATTTATTACATCTGTACACGAAAATGTCGATGTAGACGGTGTTCAGCGTAAAGTAAATTGTCTTAGAAAACCTAACGGTTCTATTGACGATTGCCCGTTCTGTAAAGCAGGTATGCGAGTATCTATTAAGATGTATCTTGAACTTCTTGTCTATGAACAGGATAAAAGAGGTAATCCTACTGGAAAATATACTTACGAAGTATGGGAACGCGGCAAAAAATATATCAATAAAATTACAGCACTTAGTGCGAGATACGCATCTAAGAAACCTTTGACAGATATGCTTTTTGAAATTACGCGTAACGGCGAAAAAGGCGACCAGAATACTTCTTATGAAATCTTTCCTATTACAGATACAGAATTCTATGATATCTGCACTTATAACGAAGATGACTTGCCGGAACCTTTTGACCCCATTGGTAAGATGGTTATGAAAAAAGATTTTGATGAAATGGATTACTACACTAAAAAGGGTAGATTTCCTAAAACAGAATCTCGTGAAAAAGTAGAAAAAGACAAACCGCCTTTTGATACGGAAGATGAAGAAGTTGTAGAAGAAAGAACTTCAAGACGAGTTGTAGAAGAAGACGAGGAAGAGGAACAGCCTGTTCGTAGAACAAGGAGACTCGGATAATGATTAAAAATTCACTTATAGGTGATTTAAGCAGAAATAAAGTTTCCGATAAACAACTTATTAAACAGACAAAATTGTCGTCAAGTAAATCGTTCAGAACTAACACTATTCAGAATAAACTTGATTTAATTAAAGTAAATGTTAATAAATATTTAGGTAAATATTCGGATATTGTTGAAGTTGTACGGACGGAAGAACGACTTAAAGAATTTATAGATAATGCCGTCAAAAACGGAATTATTTCTATAGATACTGAAACTGATGGCTTAAACCCTCTTGTCAATCATATTATAGGCGTTTGTTTATATACTCCAAACGAAAAGGCTATCTATATTCCCACACGCCATAAGAGTTATGTAACGCAACAATTATTATCTAATCAGTTACAACCTGAAATATTAGAAAAATATTTCAATTTAATTAAAGATAATAATGTGAAAGTTATAATGCACAATGCTAAGTTCGATAAGCGATTTATTAACTCTAACTATAACGTTAATTTGGATATATACTGGGATACTATGCTTGCAGCAAGATGTATAAATAATCTTGAATCTGCAGCATTAAAATTTCAGTATTCCGATAAACTCGAAAAGCATAAAAAAGAATATGATTTTGAGTCGTTATTTAGAGGTATGGAACAGGCGCTTATACCCGTAGATGTGTTTTATTTATACGCCGCTGTTGACGCTTATATAACATATAAACTCTATTTGTGGCAGGAAGAAAAATTCAAAGAGTTACCAAGAGTTTATAATGTGTTTAAGAATATAGAGGTACCCCTTATAGAAGTAGTATCAGCAATGGAGGATACTGGTATTTCTTTGGATACTGATTACGCAAAAAAACTTAGTGTTAAATATCATAAATTACTTGACGAAGCATATAAGAATGTTGAAAAAGAATTAAAACCCTATAATGCTAAAATAAAAGAGTTTGCGGATAAAGGTAAGAAAATCGAGTATCCGATGAATATAACAAGCCCTACTCAGTTAGCAGTTTTATTCTATGATATACTTGAAATACCGCCGGTAGATAAGAAGAAACCGCGTGGTACAGGTGAAGAAATACTTGTTAAAATTGATTTGCCTATATGTAAAGCAATCTTAGAGGTTAGAAAACTTGAAAAACTTATCGGTACATATATTGATAAATTGCCAGAAGTTGTCTTAAACGACGGTAAAATACACGCAAGTTTTAATCAATATGGTGCAGACACAGGTAGATTTAGTTCAAGTGACCCTAATCTACAGAATATTCCGTCACATAATAAAGACATTAGAAAGATGTTTATAGCGTCACCTGGTTATTATATGGCGTCAATGGACTATTCTAAACAAGAACCTTTTACACTTGCTGAATTTAGTCAAGACGAAAAATTTATGGCTAACTTTAATGGCGGTAAAGATGTATATGCAATGATTGCTTCGGACGTTTATAAAAAACCTTATGAACAGTGTCTTGAATTTAATCCAGACGGCACAACTAATCCAGAAGGAAAAGAAAGAAGAAGTAACGCAAAATCTATTTTGCTCGGAATTATGTATTCGAGAGGTGCTAATAGTATCGCAGAACAGACAGGTTCGACTGTAAAAGAGGCACAAGCGATTATTGATAGTTTTCATAAATCTTATCCACAAGCGGATAAATGGATTAAGCAAACCGTCGAAGACGCAAAGAAAAATGGGTATGTAGAAACTCTTGCAGGTAGAAGAAGACAGATACCTGATATGTTATTACCTGAATACAGTTATGAATTGATTTCAAGTAAACCTGTAGATTTTAACCCTATGTCATTTAATACTGAAACGGAATTATCTTTTGAAGTTGACGAAAAAACAAAACAAGTTTATAATAATAAATTGAAAAATTGTTTTAAGTTTACGGAAAAACAGAAAATCATTGAAGACGCATATAAAAATGGTATTAAAATTAAAGACAATTCGTTAAAAGTAGGTGATGCTACAAGACAATGTGTTAATAGTAGAATACAAGGTAGTGCAGCAGATATGACAAAATCGTCAATGATTAACATCTATAATAATAAAAGGCTTAAAGAATTAGGTTGCAGATTATTAGTATGTATTCACGACGAAGTTATTGTTGAAGCACCTAAAGAAAATGCAAAAGAAGCATTTGAGTTAGTATCTAAAATAATGGTAGATTCTGCAAAACAATTTATTCATTTACCGATAAAATGCGACGCAGAAGTTACAGAACAATGGTACGGCAAATCTATTGAATTATAGTTTACAAAAAATGAATATAACTTAGTATAATATATTGAGGTAATTGATATGAGTTTTGATTTATATTTTGCAGGTAGTAGAGGCAGGGTATGCGATAACTGGTTATATATGAACGACTGTAACAGATTGTACAGTCAATTGAATAACCGGTCAGATATAAAATATTTTTGTGAAAATGCAACTTCTTCAAAATCAAAGTTATTTATTGATTCGGGTGCTTTTTCTGCACATACAAAAGGGGCAGAAGTAAATGTTGATGATTACATAAATTATGTTAACTCTCTCGACAATAAAGTTACTATATTTGCACAAGTTGATAAGATTCCTGGCACATTTGGTAAAGCCAGAACTATTCAGGAAATAGAAGAAGCACCTGCTATAAGTTGGGATAACTACTTATATATGAGAGAAAGAGTAGTTTCTCCTGATAAGTGTTTACCTGTTTTTCACCAAGGTGAAGATTTTAAGTGGCTTGATAATATGTTAGAGGCTACATTTAATGGTAAACATATCCCATATATTGGAATATCTCCCAGCAATGATTTAACTGTTAAAAGAAAGGAAACATTTATTCAAGAGTGCTTTAAGCATATAAAGAACTCGAGTAATCCTGATGTTAAAACACACGCTTTCGGAATGACATCGCTTAAAGTTTTGGAACGTTATCCCTTTTATAGTGCGGATTCCACTACTTGGTTAATAATTGCGGCTATGGGAAGTGTTATGACCCCTTGGGGAACTTTATACGTTAGTTCAAGGGAATACAGTGAGGATAATGTTAACTGCTTACCTGATAAGGCTAAAAATGTTGTTATTGAATATTTTGATTCTTTAGGGTTTAGTATGCAAGATTTATCTGAAAAGAATGAATCAAGAGCCTTGGCAAATTGTATGTTTCTTAAAAAATGGGCGGATAGTTATCAGTATAAACCTGCTAATACTTTTAAGAATAAATTATTTTAATAATAAACTATTATAGAATTTTGCTGAAGTTAGGCATTCCTTATAATCCTTCAGCTTAAATAATAAAACATAAGGAGATTTTTCTATGGAAAAATTAAGAACGTGGGCAAAAAAAGAATGGCAAGAAACATCTATTTTATTTCATTCAATCCCTTCTGTTACAGTAGTTTTATTTGCTGTATCTGTTGTAGCAATGAATCTGATGGCTAACAAAACGATAGTGTCTGTTAATGATGCATCAGGTAATCAAGTTTTTGCGTTGGATGGAGGGTTTACTGTATCTTGGATATCCTTCTTGTGTATGGATATAATCACTAAACGATTTGGACCTAAAGCATCAACTAAGGTATCTATATTAGCAATAGGCACTAATGTATTAACGTGTTTAATGTTTTGGCTTGTTAGTATAATTCCAACAGATAAATCTTTAGGTGATTTTTCTGCAATTGACTCCGTTTTAGGAGGAACTTGGTTTGTTCTTTTAAGTAGCACGATTGCTTTTATAATTTCGGCAATCATCAATAACTTTACTAACGACGCATTAGGTAAAGCGTTTCATAAGAACCCTAATGGTAAATTAGCCTATGTAACAAGAACATATATCTCTACAATGATAGGTCAATTTTTAGATAATTTAATATTTTCAGTATTAACATTTATGATATTTGCGCCTAAATATTGGGGATTTAAGTGGACATTTTTAGCGTGTATAACTTGTGCTCTAACGGGTGCAGTTGCTGAGCTCATTATGGAAATAATCTTTTCTCCTATTGGATTTAACGTTTGTAAAAAATGGGAAGCAAAAGGCATTGGAAATGAATACATTTCGTATTGCTTAAAGGAGAAAGATATATGAAAGTAGTTATAACTGGAAGTAGTTCCGGAATAGGTCAATTTACTGCTAAGTTATTTATAGAAAGAGGACACGATGTTATAGGTATAGATAGAGAAGATAGTACAATATCTGACGATAACTATAAACACATCGTTTGCGATATTCGCTTTATTGACCAACTACCTGATATAGAGGGCGTTAATATTCTTATAAATAACGCAGGTACTCAAAATGAAGATGACATCGGAAATAATCTTATAGGTACTATAAATGTTACTGAAAAGTATGCGTTTCAAAGTGCTATTAAGAGCGTACTTATGGTATCTTCTGCAAGTGCATTAACAGGTGCTGAATTTTACGAATATTGTGCAAGTAAAGGTGGAATGAATGCTTATGGCAAGAATGTTGCCAGTAGAATTGCAAAATATAACGCCACTTGTAACAATCTTTGTCCTGGGGGTGTAAGTACTCCTTTGAATAAACATATTTTAGATAATCCTTCTATGTTGAAAAAAGTATTATCTGAAACAATGCTGAATCGATGGGCAACAGCAGATGAAATCGCTGAATGGATATATTTTCTAACTGTTACAAATAAATTTATGACAGCACAAGATATATTAGTGGACGGAGGCGAAGCCGCTAAATCAAATTTCATATGGTAGAGATATTAGGTATAATTTCAACGCTATTCATTGTTTTAGCGTTTGCGTGTAAAAATATTATATCAATAAGGTTATTAGATATAATAGGTGCTATTGGATTTGTAGTATATGGTGCATTAACAAAAACGTGGAGCACATTAGCATTAAACATTGCACTCATACTCATAAATTTATTTTATTTAATTAAATATTACAAGGAGAAACATAAAAATGTTGAAAATCAAAACTGAAACACTTAAAACAGCTGTAACAAAATCGGTAAAAGGTTCAAGCAGATTGCCTATGCTTTTGCTTACTAACTGCATTGGCATTGAAGTAAAAGACGGAAATCTTATTCTTACTACTACTGACGGCAGTACTAATCTTGAGGTTACTGTAAAAGTTAATACTAACGAAGAATTTTATGCTTGCACGGATAGTGCTTTATTTGCGTCACTTGTTTCTAAAACAACTACTGACGACATAGGGCTTGAAATTAGAAACGAGTCTTTATTCTTCCGTGGTAACGGCGTTTATAATCTGCCTTTGGTACAAGACGAAGAAGGAAATACTGTTCGTATTCCAGTTGATACTAATTTTGATGCTGAAACTGCTGTTACTGTTAAAAAGGAAGATATTATTCCGTTGTATAAATTTAATAAACTTGCAGTAGCGAAAACAAAAGAGATTCCTCAATTCTCGGCGTATTGCGTATCGCATAATAGAATTTATACTTATAATACAACTAACCTCTGTATTTCTAAATCTAAACTGGGTAGTTTCAATATGTTACTTCCTGCAAGTGTTGCAGATTTGTTAGCACTTATAGATGAAGATGAAATTCAAGTAGTTAATACGGATTCTAAATTTATTATTAAATCTAACACTATCTTTATTCAAGGTACGGTTGTAGATGGTTTTGAAAAATTCCCGATTGATGCTGCAAATCAACTTATTACTCCGTCTAATTTCAGTACTAAGATTGAATTGAATACAACACAACTTGTTAATGTCCTTGACCGTATGTCGTTGTTTATTGCACCAGAAGATATGAATGCAATTAACTTAACGCTTACCGAAGATTATCTTACAATTACGAATAGGGCAGGTAATGGTTGTGAAAAACTTTTATATCTTTCCAGACCTACTGGTAGCCCTTCTTTGGAAACTTGTTTAGATATTTCAGACCTTAAAATGGTTGTCAGTGCAGTTGAGTTGGATTCTGTTAATATTTCATTTAGTGACACAGGTAACGCTTGTATTGAACTTACGAATTCTTATATTGTTATTCCTTCTATTTCTACTGAGGAAGAAGAATCAGTTGAAGAAGAATATGTTTCTGAAGAAATTGAGGTAGAAGATGCCGAATAAAGCAAGAACATTGCTTTCAATGGTTAAGTCGGCGGTTGAAGTATTGCCAGATAACGAGTCTTTTTTATTAGACCTTAAATCAACAGTAGCAATGCTCAACCCCGACAGGGAACCATCTCAAGCATTTAAGCCTTCGAGTATGAATTGCTTAAGACTATGTTATTTTGATATGGTTAAAGCACCGAGAGATATATCTATCACTGAATATTCAGGTGTTAGAATTCCTGAAACTGGAAGTGCAAGTCACGAATCCATACAGAAATATGTATCCAAAATGCAAGAATGTGGAAAAGATTGTGTATGGGTGAAACCAAGTGATTGGATAAAACAAAATAAATTAGACTATCTTGAAGTAAAAGACGAAGGCGAATTTGAAACTTTATTATACGATACAAGATATAATATTAGATTTAAGTGTGACGGCATTATAAAATATAAAGGCACATATTATATATTAGAGATTAAAACAGAAACTGAACGAAAAAATGCTTATAGAGAAAATGCTGATGACGGGCATAGAAATCAATCTATTTGTTATTCGTTGGCTCTTAATATCAATAAAATAATGTGGCTTTATGAATCAAGAGATTTATGTGTTCCTAAAACATTTATAACTACTGTTACTGAAGAAGAAAAAGGCGAAATGGTTACTAAGTTTGAAATAGTAAATCAAGCCGTTAAAGATAGTGTTCCTCCGGAAAGAACAGAAAATAGAAAAGCCTGTCAGTATTGTCATTATATCAATGAGTGTAAGAAATATAAATGAGTACAAATCGAGGAAAAGATTTTGAGAATATAGTCAGAAGTTCTATAAGTAATCTTGGTATTGATATAACAAGACTTTATGATTCAACTTCTGGCTATATTTCTATACATACAACTTGTGATTTTATTGCTTATAAATATCCAACGATATATTATATTGAATGTAAATCTATAGATGGGAATACCTTGTCTATTGCTAACTTACGGCAACTTGAAGATTTACTTGAAAAGAAAAAATATTATGGTACTCGTGCTGGATTTTTGATATGGTATAAAGACCATAAATTAACATACTGGGTAGAAGCAGATTATGTTAATGAACTTAAACAAAACGGGAATAAAAGTATAAATATTAAAAATTTAATGGTATCAGAAGATAACAGAGTACAACTTATACCAGCAGTGTATAAAAGGGTATATGGCGTTTACAATTTTGACAAATTTTTTAGTATAATATAATATGGAAAGTTATAATGATATATTAAAAAAAGTAGATATCTCGTCCGAAGAGATTGAAAAGATAATAAAGGCAATAGTTGATAAACATTGCTTTGATTTAACTAAATTAGTTAATCAAATTAAAAATATAATGACCACTTCTGATGATGATTTAACTGATAGTGAAATAGATGATTTACTTATTCAATTACCATTGGCTTTATATGAAGTAAGTGATGAACAAGAATACCTTGGAATGAAAGATGATATATCCACTGCACTAACAAAAGAACTGTATAATAAAGTATATCAATCGTCAGAAGGAAAAGTTGCTGAAAAGACCGCTATGGCTGAATTAGCAACACAAAAACAATCAATAATATCTGCAGCAATAAGTAGAAGTTATAAAATTGTTAAAAGTAAAGTTGAAGCGGCATACGAATTATTAAATGGTATTAAAAAGATACAAAATAGACGAATTGCTTATAAGGAAATGAGAGGCGAATAATGAGTGAACTTGAAAGTTGGATTAAAAAAATAAATAAGGAAGCAGGTTCTGAAATTATTGCTTTTGGCAATTCAGAAAAAGAGTATGAAAGAATACCTTTTTCTTCTCCAAGAGCGAATTATTGCTTATACGGAGGAATACCTAAATATAGACTTATAGAATTCGCAGGTCTTGAAAGTTCGGGTAAAACAACTTCTGCACTTGATATTTGTAAAAATTATCAACTTGAAGAAGGGCATAAAAATATTCTTTTTGTAGATGTTGAGCATACTTTTGACGAAGAATGGGCGGCAACATTAGGTGTAAATCCCGAAGAAGTTGTAGTATTGAGTCCAGAATCAGAAGGTGCAGAAACCGTATTTGATATTATACTTGATAGTATAAGAACAGATTTATTTGGTTTAATTATTATTGATAGCCTTGCTGCACTTATTCCAAATTCAGTTAAAGAAGAAAGTTTGGAAGATAAAAAGGAAATGGGCGGTATAGCAGCGTCTTTAACAAGGTTTTCAAAAGAATGTGTATCAATATTAAAACGTTATAAATGTACTGTTATAGGTATAAATCAACTGCGAGATGATATGAATAACCCATATAATCTTTACAGCACACCCGGTGGAAAAGCGTGGAAGTTCTTATGTAGTGTTAGATTATTTTTCAGTCTTGGTTCTTTTATCAATTCTGAGGGCAAAGAAGTGTCTCGTTCTACTGTTGACCCTGCTGGTAACAGAGTTGATATTAAAGTTGAAAAAACTAAAATTTGTCGTAAAGATAGACGAAATGGTTTTTATACACTTAAATATTTAACCGGTATAGACGAATTAACTGATACTATTGATACCGCAGTTGAACTTGGGTTTATACAAAGCGGAGGTGCTTGGTTTACACTTACAGATATAGATACAGGTGAACTTATACCTGATAAAAAATTCCAAGGTAAAACAAAGGTTATTGAATATTTCAAACAAAATACAGAAGAATACACTAAACTCTGGGAAGCAGTAAATAATAAAATTTGTGAACATAGGAAAGACATATGACAGATAAAGAAAGATACATAAAGTTATTTAATAACAAAGTTATAAAACAATACCCACAAGCAAAGAATTTGCTTAATTGGATAGAACAAACAGATTTCTTTGAAGCACCTGCGTCAAGTATATATCATCTTAATGTGAAAGGTGGATTATGTAAGCATAGCCTTAATGTTTATGACAGATTAGTTAAATTAGTTAAATCTGAATATAACAATGACTATGATGCATTGGAAACATCAGAGGGTGGTATTGCTTTAATTGGTTTATGCCACGACCTATGTAAATGTAATACCTATGTTTTAGATTATAAAAATGTTAAGAAACGAGACCCTTACGGAAATCTTAAAGATGACATAGGTAGATTTGATTGGGTATCAGAACCCTACTATAAAAAAGAAGAACAGTTGATATACGGGCACGGTTCAAAAAGTGTTATGATAATACAGACATTTATACAAAATTTGCCCTTATCCGAGATATTAGCAGTTAGATTTCACCAAGGTGGTATGGAAATACCTGGTCAAGTAGAACCTGGTATAACACAAACATATAATTCATTCCCACTTGCGTTATTAACACATTTAGCAGATATGTTAAGTTGTTATATAGACGAACGAATACCTGAAGAAGATGTTTGAATTTCTTAAAAATTACAATGGCAATATAAAAGTAAATGGTGCTGAGTTAGATGCTAACTCGGCTATTACTTTATTAAATAATGAATCTGGTGAATATACAATCGTATTAACACCTATAATTGAAGAAGAGTATGATACTGATAATTATCAAATAACTGTTAAACCTTATATGACAAAGTTTGAGACAGGTATGCAGTTCGATTTTAACAAACAGTATAACAATGGAATTCCTATGCCGTTAAGAACTATGCAGGGTAATGTTATTAAAGAAACAAAGAATATGTATTATATGAAACTACACGGTTCTCTTATACCTACACGATATTGTGTTAAGTGTGGTAGAACAATTACAGATACTGTATCATCTTATTATGGCATAGGACCAGAATGTGCAAAAAGTTTGAATATAACAAGACCTGAAAGTGATTACGAGTATAAACGATATAAAGCAGACATAGAAAATAAATTAAATAATATAAAATGGGAAGGCTGGATTCCTAAAAGTGCAATAATAGATGTAGAGGTGTTAAATGAAGAAGAATAACTTATTTGTTACTGCTACAAAAAATTCTATAGATATATTAGAAAAAATAAACCGTAGACAAAATCAGATATTATTGCATAGTTGTATCTATTATAAATTTGGAACGAGCATAATATCTGACGCACAATTTGATGACTGGTCAAAAGAATTAGTTAAGTTACGAAAAGAAAATCCTGAAATTGCTAAACAAAGCAGATACAATAATAGATTTATCAATTTTGACGCTACAACAGGATTTAATTTATATTACGAAGATTTTATAAAGAAAGCGGAATGGTTTATAAATAATGAAAGATAGACTTAAACCTACAAGGTATTATAGTAACAAACAAGAAAAATATGTAGCAAATAAAGTTGATGGTTATCAAACAGCTAATTCTGGTGCTACAAGATTTAAGAAAGGGGATATATCCTGCCCTGATATTCTTATAGAATGTAAAACTTCTGTTACAGAAAAGAATAGTTTTTCAGTTAAAAAAGATATATTAGATAAATTAAAACAAGAATCCTTTGCTATGGGAAAAGATAATTGTGTATTAGTTTTTAATTTTGGACCAGATACTAAAAACTATTATATATTAGACGAGAATTACTTCTTAGAACTTTACAAAAAAGGTAGATAAATAAGTATATTTTATTAAATATATAAAGGAGTTTATGTCTATGCCGATTACAACTCATATTGTAAAAGTTGAAAAAGACAATACGATTAAAATACCTAAAACCATTTGCGATGCACTTGGTATTAGCGAGGGTATTCCACTTAGAATTAAAAGTGATAATAATGGATATAGTTTTACAGTTAAAACTGTTCCTTCAATAGAAAGTATAAAGTTAATTGACGAACTTAAAGAAGAAATCACAAGATTACAAAAAGAAAATAGAGATATTAAAGAAAAATGGCAAATCAATCGTTAGCAGTTAAATATAGACCGAATATGTGGGATGCTGTTATTGGTCAACCCACGATTGTAGATATACTTAAAACTCAGGCTGAGTCTGGCAAATTTTCAAGAACAATATTGCTTTGTGGTCCGGCGGGGTGTGGTAAAACAACACTTGCTCGTATATTTGCTAAAGCAATAAATAACGGAAAAGGTACACCTATTGAAATTGACGGTGCGTCAAACAATGGCGTTGATAATGTAAGAGATATTATTGACAGAGCACAACAGAAAGCGTTAGACGCAGAATATAAATGTTTCATTATTGATGAATGTCATTCCTTATCTAATAACGCTTGGCAAGCATTTCTTAAAACAATTGAAGAACCACCTGCAAAGTCAGTGTTTCTTTTTTGTACCACTGACCCTCAGAAAATACCAAACACTATTCTTTCGAGGGTGCAGAGATTTGATATAAAAAGAATTTCATTTGAAGATATAGTAAATAGATTAAAATTTATTATTAAATCTGAAAATATAACTAACTGGGAAGAACCTGCTGTTGAATATATTGCTAAAATAGCCGATGGTGGTATGCGTGAAAGCATTTCATTATTGCAAAAAGCACTTAGTTATTCCAAAAATCTAACCGTAGACAACACAATTAAAGCGTTAGGTATAATTGATTATTCAGTTATGTTTGACTTGATTAACGCCATATATGACGGGGAAGAAAGTAAGGTAATTGATATAATTGAAAAACAATATAGAGATGGAGCAGACCTTAAACAGTTTATAAAACAGTTTACTTTATTTTTACTTGATATAAGAAAATATTCTTTGTTTAATTCTACTAAATATATTTCAATACCAGATACATATTTACCTGAATTAAAGAAGTATATAAAAGAAACGGACGAAAAAGTAAATAAAATGTTTCTTGACCAGGTAAATGAACTTAACAGCAGTATTAAATGGGAAACAGTTGTAAAACCACTTATTGAATTGAAATTGTTAATGTTATGCAAATAATTGGACAAACAGAATTAAAAAATAAAATAACTACTTATATAGATAATAATGAGTTACCTAAGTTTATTATTATTGAAGGACAAGAAGGTTCTGGAAGGAGAACTATTGCTAAGTTTATTGCAAAGTTACTCTGTTGCCCATATACTGAATTTTCTACAAAAGTAGAAGATATAAGAAGTTTAATTAGTTTATGTTATTCACAAACATCTCCGATAGTATATTGTATTGCTAATGGTGAGAATTTATCATTAAACGCTAAAAATGCGTTATTGAAAGTTGCTGAGGAACCACCTAAATTTGCAACTATTATTTTAACTACAACAGGTAGTGGAATGATTGATACAATTAGGAGTAGAGCAGTAACGTTTACAATGCAACCATATTCAGAGAAACAGTTAGAGAAATATATAAATGATAATGGTTTGCATAATGACGTCTTAAAATTAGCAAATAATATCGGAGAATGTAATGAATTATCAACTATAAATATAACTGAAATAAATGATTTGGTTGATAATATTATAACTAATATACATAGGGCAACGATAGGAAATTGCTTAAAATTAACTTCTAAATTTGCACTTAAAGATGATACTGTTGGTATAAATATAAAGTATTTTGTTAGAGCGTTTTCATATAAATTAGTTGAAAAAACACTTAAAGCAAAAGATATCAAAGAAGCATCGGCGTATAATAAATTATTAGAAGCTCTATATAAAGCAAATAGAGAATTATCTACTGGTTATAATAAATCTTCTATTATGGATAATTTATTTTTAACAGTAAAAGAGGTATTAGATGGAATTATTTGAGTATCAACAGAAAATAATAAATAAAAAAATACCCAAAAATAGTTTATTTATCGGCGACGAATGTAATATAATAAACTTGTATATAGAACAAATATGTAAATATATGGGCTTAACAAGATGTGATATTGAATCTGCATCAACAGTTTTAATGCCACAAAAAACAATTTCGCTGTTAGGTGATAAATTATTATACGTTTGTAAATATGATAAATCAATTACAACAGCAGAAAAATTATGGCAAAATGTAAAATATTTAGGTACAAATTATCTTGTACTTATTTATACAACAATTGATAAACGAGGTAAATTTTATAATTATTTTAAGGATAACATAGTTGAATTTACTGAACAAGATGATAAGACATTAAAAATTATGTTAAATAATCAGCATAGTTTATGTGAAGGGGCAGTAAACAGGCTTATAAAAGGTTGTCAAAATAATTATGGAAAATGCTTATTAGAATTAGATAAAATAAGTAAATTATCAAAAGTAAGAAATATTTCACAAGACGACGCGTATAAAGCATTATTAAGAGATAACGCTATATACGAAGAAAGTAATAACAATATAGATATATTTGTTAATGCAGTTCTTAACAGAACTACTGACGCATATAAACAGTATGATTTATTAAAACGACAAAATGAAAGTAACATACAAATAATAGGTTGGTTGTATAATGGATTTAGAACTCAACTTATTGTAGAAACTGTAAAAACACCTAACACTGAAAGCACTGGATTAAATTATTATTTCATAAAACAAGCATTAGACAGAAGGAAAAACTATTCAATTAAAGAACTTAAAAACGCATTAACAGTAATTAGAAACACTGAACAAGGGATAAAAAATGGCAGTATAGACGAAAGTATAAGTATTGATTATATACTGTCAATGGTAATGTAATGCAAAGGAATAATGTTGTGAATTTACTTTCGAGATTAAAAGATAGTGTTGACCCAACTGTTAGACAAATACTCGAACAAGCCTTAACGGAGATTAAATCTGCTCCAAAAGAGTATGATAAATGTTTACGCTGTGGTAAAAAATTAACTACACCTGAATCTCGCAGACGCGGTTATGGTGCGGAATGCTATATGAAACTAATAGAAAGCAGACATCACAAGAATTCATTGATATCAGGTGTGGAAAATGTTGACAGCGGAACAGCAAAAGATTGTCGAGGATAATATAAATCTTGTATATAGTATAGCCCATAAATATCATAATCAACGATTATTCGATGATATGATACAAGAAGGTTGTGTTGGTCTAATTAAAGCAGTAGAGAGATTTGATACTAATCTCGGAATAAAATTTAGTACATTTGCATATTATTATATATCTGGTTATATAAATATGTTTTTACGAAGAGATTGCGTTATAAAACCAGTTACACGACAGGCTAAGGTAGATATGCCAGATATATGTGAATTACCTGAGAATGTAGCATTTGAAGAAAATTATGATAATATTGATACGTTTATATGTAATGACATATTTAATGCAATATCTGATTTCCAAAAATTCATATTAGTAATGCTTAAAGAGGGTTTTACACAAGAAGATATTGCTGCTGCAACAGGTAAGACACAATGTAAAATAAGTCAGGAGCTACAAGCAGTTAGGAATAATCCTACTGTTTTAGAAATAGCATCAAAATTTTATAGTGAAGGAGAATTGCTAAATGGCAGAAGAACAAGAAGTAAAAGTTAATGAGCCAAAAAAGCGTGGTAGACCAGCAAAGGTAAAAACACCCGACACTGATACGACTAAAAAGGCAGTTAGCGACAATGTAGCAAAAGAAGAAACTATTCCTATTGAAAAGGAAGAAGAAGTAGTTATAGTTACAGAACCAAAAGAATCTTATGATGTAGGCCTTGAAAATATAATCAACGATATACCAGAAGAATCTGAGATAATTGAAGTAGAAGAAGTTATTGATGAGACTGATGGATATACTTTGAATTATAAATTTAGAAGAGGCGAAACTGTATGGGTTGCTAATTGGGGTCATAAGTTAGAAACTGACATCTACGGTTTTTGTAAAGATATTTGGAAATTTAGACCACTTAAGTTAACTGTTAAAAGTATAATTCTCGAAGATAGATTATTTTATAAATTCTTTGGCTATGATAAGCAAGTAGAAGAATCTCACATTAAACGAAATTACGACCAGTGTAAAAATTTGTGTGACGGGTTGAATTTATAATGTCAGAAGAAAATAAATCTATAATTGTAGATGATAGATTAAATAGAATTCGAGAGTTATATAATAACGTACAGGTTGACACAACTGACTTAACAGACAGTCTACTTGCTCAGATATATACTGCTGCTCGTAAATGTAAAGTTCAAAATATTACGAATTTAGCGTTGACACTGAATTGGTCAAATAGCAAGTTACAATATTATAAAGAAACATTTCCAGAAGTAGCAACTATAATTCAATTAGGGTTTGTAGATGGCAGAGCAGATATGGAAGAAAAATTAACTAAGACATTATACGACTCTGCTGTTGGAAATCATATAATTGTAGATGAACAAGTTGACGAAGATGAGATAATTGACTTTAAGACAGGAATTAAAACAGGTACAAAGCGAAAAATAAAAACAATTACAAAAAGGTTACCCCCAAATCCAAATGCGGCATTAGAACTGCTTAAACGGATAAATCCTGCTGATTGGAATGTTATATCATCTGTCGTAAATAATAACTATAACACTGTAAATTTTAACGCTGTAGACGATATAAACGTTAAAATTGATTATCGTAAATTAAGTCCTGAAACGATAGCAGAAATTATAGAAAGTGAAAAAGGCGACGGGTCAAATATAGAAGTAAACAAAACAGAAGACGGTGTAACATTATCTTATTTGAAAGAGTATAGAGAAAAACAAGCAAATAAGGTTATGGAAAAACCAGAAGATAAACCAAAAAGAGGAAGACCTAAAAAAGTAGATGAACCACAACCATTACCGAAAAAAAGAGGTAGACCTAAGAAAATTAAAATTGAGGAGAATAAATAATATGGCAATGACAAAAGAACAATTAGAATATCAACTTGAAAGAATTGATAATGTTTTGAAAAATTCGTCTATTTCAGAAGATGATAAAACAATGCTTGAACAACAAAAAGTACAACTTAAAGAACGACTTGACGCAATGTTGCCGAAAGAAGAAGTTAAACAGGAAGAACCTGTAGAGGTTGTAGAGCAAGTTGAAGTTAAAGAACCTGTTATCGAAGATACACAAGAAGAACAAAAAACCTACGAACAGAAAGTTGACGAATTTATAAATAATGTTAAAGTAGAAGTTGACGCACCCGAAGTAGACGAAAATGGCGATGTATCTTATTTATCTGAATTAAAGCATAATGTTAAGAATTATCAAGAGCAAATGCAAGAACAGGTAGAAAGTATTTCAACAGAAATCGAAGCACAAGAAATTATTATTTCTTTAATTGAAAAAGAATTAGAAGTTACGGAATCCGGCAAGATTGCAGAAGCATTAAAAGATGATGTAAAAACAAGAAAGAACATTGTGACTCACGCACATAAAGCAATAGCAGCATATAGCGAAAAACTTAAACTGTATGATGATATTATGGCATTTATTGTTACAGATTATGATAAATTAGTACTTATCGATAAATATTTTAACGCACCTTTACAGTTACAAGAAACTTTGGATTTCTTTAACAATATTAAATAATATAAATCTGTAATATAATAATTGTATAGTCATAATTTGGCTATACAATTTATATTATAGGAAATTAAATATGGCAGAAGATAATTATGTGAGTCTAATTGGAAGATTAGAAAAGGCTTATTACGAAGATTTAATAAAAGATAGAATAATATATAACTTAAATGTTATTAGAAAAAGTGGTACATCAGATATGATACCAGTGGCGTTTACTAATCAAATGCCATTAAATAACGAAATAATTAAAATATCAGGTACTATACAAACATATATTGACTATAAATTAGTTACAGGCAAAAAAGTATTCACATATATTGATAATACTACGGTATATGAATTAACTGATAATGAAACAAGTAATAATTTCATTTCGGTCATAGGACGAGTTATAAAAGAACCTTGGTATCGTACGACACCTATGGGAAAGATATTAGTTGAAATGCCTGTTATTATAGATGGTAATCTTATCCATTGTGTAGCGTGGAAAGAACTTGCTGCTCATTGCAATAATATTCATAAAGACGATATCGTTAAAGTTAAAGGCCGGTTACAAAGCAGGGAATATACAAAAGAAGGTAAACTTATTATTGCGTATGAAATAAGTAGTAAGTATATAGAAAAATATAATGAGAGTAAAAAGAATTGAAAAAGATAAATATACGGTCTATATCTACAATAATTTATATACTATATGCTTTGTCAGTTCTGATTTGTCTTATAAAAATGAGCAAGTAAAAGCATATATACAGTATAAAGACCGTACAATATATATAGATAATAGAATATCAAAAGAAAGTGAGGAACATTGTCTTATACACGAATTAACTCACGCTGTGATATATGAAACTCAAATAATGCCTATTTTGCAATATAATGAAGAACATTTATGTGAACTAATGGCACTATATGGTAAATTTATAATAAATTTATCAAATAAAATAATTTCGCTGAGGAAAAGATATGATAATTAAAATTAACTATGATAATAGCAATAAAGATGGTTATTATTATTCCGGTTTTGCTATTGTAAAGAAACACAAGATTCAAAAACAAGTTAAAAAAGATTTAGTTCAAAGATTAAAGGAATACAAAGAAGAATTTGAACTTATAACCGAAGTTGGTATAACTTACGACGGCATTAAATATACTCCACAAGTACAAATAATGGCAATCGCAAGTGATAAAGCAATACAGTGGATTATTAAGAGATTAAATGACGAATTAGTATGTGATTATATAAATCAAGTAGAAGTTTTTCTTAAATAATAAAAAAAATTAGTAAGATTATAAAAAAATCTTACTTTTTTATTAAAAATAGTTTACAAAATTAAAAAAATAATATATAATATAATTGTAAATAAGGAAAGGGCAATACCCAAAGGAGTTAAAAATGAAAGTAGCAGATATGAACGTAAGACAAAAGAAAGCATTCTACAATATTAAGTGGGCAGCAAACGATTTACTCGGTGGTCTTGAAAACACAATGTTGGATTATTCCAAAGACGACGAAGAATACAAAAGTGCAGAAGCATTGTTGCACGACCACGATAGGCTTGTAAAAAACCTTTACGAAATGGCAACAACCGCTATATATGATGAAGGCTTTTGTGGATTCGGTAGACAACACCAGATGGCAATACGTGATATTAACTTCTGTGGAAAGGAATGGTTGATGGAACGTTGTGAAAAACGTATCACGAAAGAAGGATATTAAAACAAGCCGCCCGCCCGTGGGCATTATACGCGGGCAAAGGAGAAAGATATGAAAACAGCAGATTATTACATCGGTAGAGGGTTGTTGCACACCGAAAAATTAAAGATTGCAGAAAAGTATAGAGGCAAACCGCTTGTAGATTTTGAGGGCGCAACGGAGCATAAGGGCGTTGCAGAAATAAGGCTTTGCCCGTATATGTATTATTGCTATATCCACGAAGAAATGGGTTGGGGCAAAATGAGAGATTACGAGCGTCCAATCCGTGAACAATGGATAAAAGATGGCATTTTGAAAAATGGCAGTTATCCCGAATTTACGGCAAAGGGCTTGAAATTTGTTGAGTATGTTTTGAAATGGGCATATCCGCAAGATTATGCTCAAATGGTACTCGGTCAATAACAATAAACCGCGCCCGGGCGGTAGCGGGTAATCTACCGCAAACAACCTTACAAATAACAATTTATAAAACAAGGAAATATAAACTATGAAAAACACTTACTCAATTGAAGCAATTAAAAAATTTATTGATGATGTAATCACAAAATATAATATCGACCGTAACGAACTCGATAATCAAGGAGCCGTGTATTATTGTAACGGCAATGACAGTACTTGGTTTGATTATATTGCAAATGGTCGCACCTGCGAATTCTATGTCTATTGGAAAAATGGTGACGGTGCAATAAAAACTACTGTAACTGAAGAAATTATTCATTGTTACATTTACCCACAAGATAATCCGTATGGAGGAAAATATATCGAAGAAGAAGACGACAGCCCGTTTAATCTTAAACAACTTTGCAAAAAACTCGAAAAAGCGTTCGATGATAAAGGTATCTGGGATATGGCAATAAAAGACTGGGTACTGTAAAATAAAACAGTAAGAGATAATATTAAAATTTACATTTTGTAAAATTTGTAAAGTATATTTAATCAAAGGAGTAGGAACTATGAAAACATTATTGGATATCTTAGAGTTAGTAATCAGTGAAAATTACGATGACAAAATCGACGCGGTTAATGACATTAAAGACATAATCGAGGAACTTAAATCGGATACACCGAAAGAAGTTAAACATAGTTTACAAAGTTGGTCTAAAAATAAATTAAAAGATTTACAGCAAGGTCTTATTGAAAATGGACGTTGTCCTGATTGTGGAGAAGAACTCGACGCATTTGTTGATACCCACGTTGGTTACATCGATGGTAGCCCTGCTTACGAGGTCAGTGAAGTCAGGGGTCATTATTGCCCCGAATGTGGTTGGGAAGATAGCAAGTGGACAAAAGCCAATCGAAGTGCGAAAAACTGCACCGCAAGAAGTGCCGTTCAAGGCTTATATCTATTGTTGCAAAGCAAAACCTTATCTTTACAAAGAAGCAAATCCACCTTTCGAGTTGTTTTTAGATAGCGAACTATACAAAGGCAAAGGTTATGACGATAGGCTTTTTAGTGGTAAAGTAATCGGCGAGTTTATCTGCGATAAGGTTGACGAATACCCTTATGATTATTGCGACGGTGTGGACATTGACGACGATACTATACTGGAAACGGCTATTGACCGTGAAGATATAAACATTTACGCAAAAGGCAAAACCATCTACGGTTGGCATATCAGCGACTTGAAGATATACGACAGACCGAAAGAGTTAAGCGAATTTAATGCTGTATGTAGGTACATAAATGAGGATAAGTCTTGTCACTTCCGAAAAGTTATGTGTCCGTATCAACAATTCGATTACAATGAAGATGGAAGTATCAATATTGTAGAATGTAGTCGAGTAATAATCCGTCCCCCGCAATCGTGGATGCGCGTTGAAGATTTAGGAGATTGAAGAATGAGTAACTATAAAAGATTAACAAATAACAACAGCGACGAGTATGACGCTGAATACGATTTCTGCTGTGGCTGTCAATACTTTGGTGAGCCTTGTGGGTGCAATAGACCAAATGGCACTTGCGACAGTTATGACCGTTTTCTTGAAACATACGACCGCCTTGCCGAACTCGAAGATAAAATTGAGAAAGGAAAGCTCGTATTTATTGACGAACCATTTTGGTCGGAATATCACGATTGTTGGGCAGTTTTTCAAAGAACAGAAGATATAGTACAAACTTGTTATATGACTGTAAATCAAGCGAAAGACTACAAAAGCCGAAAAGATGTTGGAGGAGAAGAAGAATGAATATATATTTAGGAAACTTATCAATCGAACAAATCGAGAGAGAATACAATGTTGTGTTTACAGAAGAAGATAAACAATGGCTTCAAGAACATCATCAAGACGAGGCGAGCAATATACAAAGCGACAAGTGGCATTTTTTCGATATACCTCGAATTATGATGACAGGAAGTAACGAATTTGCAAAAGAAATTTACGATAGATTTATAAAATATTCGTTTCAAGGACAATTCAGAATAGCGTGGTGAAAAAGGAGAAAGAAAAATGAGAGACATTTTATTCAGAGGCAAACGAGTGGACAATGGCAAGTGGGTTGAGGGATATTATACCGAATTGCCGTGCGGCAGTTTAGGAGCAACAATATTTTCAAATGATGATGAGTTGGTCTGTGAAGATACAAAAAGTTACATTATCAAAGTTTTTACTAAACAGCATACTAATTATTCTAACAGCAATCCATTACAAGTTATAGAATGCGAAAAATATGAAGTTATCCCTGAAACCGTCGGACAATACACTGGGTTTAGGGATGACCAAGGTGTACGAATTTTTGAAGGCGACATCATAAACGTTCACTACGATGACGGCACATCCTATCTAACAGAAGTACGAGCAGACGGAAACACTTTGTGCGTCGACATCGACGATGATTTCGACGATGGCAACTTTACATCGATTGATTTTGCCATTGACCGGTGGCGAGAAGATGGCTGTGAATTAAGCGTGATTAGTAACATCTATGACAAGGATAAAGACGCAGATGTCGCAATATAATTTCTAAAGGCATAGCATATATTTATTTAATATAATAATTTCTAATTAGGAGAAATCAAATGAAGACGAAAAGTAAGTGCAAAATAATATTTGCATACATCAACGCAATGAGCCAGGCGTGTATTTTTGGTGTTGCACTTGAATACCTGTCCGGAAGAGGTTTTGCAAGAACTGGGTTTATTATCGGCGCAACATTATATATATTAGCTAAATTTGCAGAAAAACTTATAGAAGTATTTATAGAAATGGAGGAAGAAAAATGAAGTGTCCAAAATGTGGTGCAGTAATGTATTCATCGGGTAATGGTGGTTTTGACACCGAGCGTGGCAATTATGTTGAACTGAAATATATTTGCTCGAAATGTGGCTATGAAGTAAAAGATAATTTGAACGACCTTATACATAGTGCGCCATTTTTCCAACCTGGCGTTGTTCAGCAACCTGATATTAGTGTAACTAACTATGGCTGGATTTGTCCAAAATGTGGTGCGGTATTATCGCCGTCAACACAAGAGTGTCCATATTGTACTCCGCATAAATCGACTTGTGGACCAAATAATGGCTCTCCTATTAAAACAGTACCATTAACTGATGTTACAACACAACCGCAAGTATATAAAGGTGTAAGCAATGAAACGAATAATACTTAAAATAATTGATGTAGATGAAGAAGACGCACTTGAATGTGTCAAACAATGTATTGAAACTAAAAGCAAAGATTGCGTATGGGCTTTTACTAAACCATACCCAAACGACGAAAGAATAATCGTATTTGATAAAATAAATAAAAGTAGTATTAAATATACTATTTATAAAGAGAAAAATAATGAAGTTTCCAACATTTGAAGAAATTGATAAAGGTTATTGTGTGTATACTGATTATGTGTATCTGGGCAATGATGCTCAAGGCGAGCCTAAATACGGTGAGAAAAAAAGACCTCGAAGTTATAATTGCACATAATAATTATAAGGAACTAATAAACGGTGTTTATATTAAGCGTAACAGAAAACACGAAAACACAGGTTTTCGGTTCGTAATTGCAGGCAATAAATATGCCTACCGTTATAATTATTCAGAAAAAGGGTGGGCAGATTGTGTGACTAAAATCAAATCGATTTTATTATTTTATCGTAAGTGTATTAACATTATTTTGAAAGAGAAATGAAAGGTAACGAATTATTAGAAGATATTTATAGCAAATTTAAGACTGGCGAATATGTAAAAATACCGTCAATGCGACAAATCGGCGACCATAAATGGGTTGTATATTTTTATGAAGGCGGTATCATTCACAGTGGTATTTATTATACCGAAGAAAGGGCAAGGACAAGGTTGGAGATTGAAAATGGTAAATTGTAGATATTGTAAAGAAGTAGAAATACATACTTCCAAAAGAGGATATAATTATTATTATTGTACAGCAGTCCATAGAAATATAAGAAACAGTAATATGCCGGACAGAGACTGCCCTTATGCAAATAAAGTAATTAGGAAAAGTAATAAGAAATGAGAATTAAAAAAGAAAAGACAATGTGTCAAAATTGTGGCGTATTTGAAGTATATGCAAAAGGTTTATGTTCTGCGTGCTATCAAAGGGCAAGAAGAAATGGAACACCAGAATATAAAGTATGTAACAAAACAGAAACGGCGAGAATCGACAGACAAAAGCGAAAAAAGAAAGCATTAAATAAATATAAACCCACAACAGAAAAAGGGAAATACATACTTTCTCGCCGTAAACAAGGGGTATCAATACAAGACCTAACACAAGAATTAAATGTATCAAGACAAACAATATATAATCTATTAAAGAAATAATAAAAAACCCGTAAATTTCGGGGGCAGAAAAAAAGAC